CGTACAGACAAGGGTCCACGAACAATCATGGCCGCAAGTCCTGGATGTCTCTGCAGAGTAGACGGCGCTGTTCCATCCACGAAATCAGGTATGGACGAATTTGGTAGACCACTCCTCCAAGGAGCCGAGAACTGGCAACAAGGACTAGGAATAGTTACTTACCAGCCTTACGGAGTAGGCGAAGAGTGGTTCAACTACGAACCAATGTGGATTTACAACGGCCGAGGCATCCTTCGCGGAGTGGAGTACGTTGCCCAATGAGCGGATACGACTTTGGCGAGAACATGCCAAACCTCAGAGAAGACCTAGAATCCTTAAGAGACAAGGGTCTCATCGATATTGTTGGGATAAATGACGAGGGAGAGTGGCTTTACAACCTTTCCCCCACATCAAAACAACTTGTTGAAGAACTTCGCCATGAAACCGATGACATATGGGGTACTATCGCATTACTCATGGAAAACATGATGGAGGAAGAGCGTGACCTATGACAACAATAATTGGCATACAGGGTGATGGCTTTTGTATAGCAACAACTGATTCTCGCATCTCAGAGCTTGAGGGCGGGTCTAATTTGATTTCGCAATTTGTCAGTCTAAAAGAGACGAATACGAAAATAGCCTTAAATGGTCGCTACTTGTTGGGCGCGGCAGGGGATTTGCGCGCCATAAACATACTGCATCACGCTTTCCAGCCTCCGCCGGCACCGCCAACACTTAAAGGCAAGAAGCTCGACCACTTCGTTACAGTTAAATTTATCCCAGCTTTAAGAGAAGTATTCGAGTCTTCCGGATACGCAATGCCTGATAAAGATGAAAAGACTCACATGGCGGAGCATGCCTCCACTGTATTCATGGCCATAAACGGCACTATCTATATCATTGATGGAGATTACTCCTGGATATCTGACTCCTCTGGCTTGTTTGCCATAGGGAGCGGAGCCCAATACGCACTCGGTTCTCTCTATACACAGATGCCAAAAGGCAAACTAACCCTGCCAATGGCAAAGAAAATAGCAATGCGCGCAATCAATGTGGCCGCAAAGTTTGACCCATATACGGGAGCGCCGTACCACGCCTTCGTACAGGGAGCCGAAAAACCCCCTGCACCTAAGTCTCAATAGATAAGTCATCACAGGATATATAATTAACTCATGCCAACAAAAAGCCAAAAACTAGCCGCAACAGCATCCTTCATCATCTCCTTGCCTATCGTTATTGGCTTGATTGTCCTAATTCGCTCCATGCGTGAGCACTTCAGGAAAATACGAGAAGGATACCGCTGGGAATAATCCCACGACCTTTGACTCAACTATCTCCATATCTGGGTAGATAGATAAAGAAACGCCTTTTTAACCCATCCACGTGTAAGAAAAGTCCGTGTAATCACCATAGGTGTCTAACTCTTCTATGTAGGAGTAAACAAACTCTAGGGAGTAGTAGAAACACCTACCCTTTTTCTGCTCTGCGGGCATTGTCACAGAATCCACTTAACACCCCCCTGTGAGTACGAGTGTACTAATAATTGTGTAGTACTTAAAAATAAGCTTTTACACAAGGACACATAGTGGAATCAGACAACAAAAAGACCCAACAAAAATTACCCAATAAAAATACCTTACCTGTAGAAAGTCTAGCTATACCTAAAAAAGCTTGGTTTGGAATGGCAGCCTGTAAAGGAAAGACCGAACTAATGTTCCCCAAACAACATAAGGACATTACTTATATCGCTCAGGCGAGAGCATTGTGCAGAACATGCCCAGTGATAGATAACTGTTTGGAGTACGCACTAGAGTTCCCGCCAGCTGATATGCACGGAGTATGGGCAGGACTCACATCAAGACAACTAGCCGCAGAACAAAGAAGGCGCAAGATAAAACCAATACGCCCAACACTCGCACAAATGTGGGGTAACTAACTTATGGTCACTTTTATCATGCTGGGAATTATTTACGCTTTCATCCTATGGTGGAGTTCCTACTAGAAGAGAAAGGGCTGGGCCGGAAGTCCGTTAGCAATCGCGCCTTTTTGTGTGGTTTGAGCATCCACCGACCCAGCAAAAGAAACTTTATCGCCGGCCATAAACAAAAGCAACACCCGTATAGCTTTCCACCCGCAAAAGGAATAAACGCAAAAAACCTCCGGAAGCTTGCGAATTTGCTCTTTTTTTCTTTTTTGAGAAAATTTGTCAGTATTAACTACAAAATCCTCAAATTACAGGTCGTACAGTATTGCATTTCATTTAATAGTGTTAATTTTTGGACGCATTCTTTTTGTCCGCAGGGTTTTAGTATCTGTTCGCCCCTGATGTAGGCAAGAACTGTCTCTTCGACTGTTGGTATTGAGAACTGTGGGGTGCCGGCGTCCGGTATTCCCTTCTCGTTCTGAATGAATTGCCACACGGCATACAGCACTACTTCGTTTACTGAGTAGCCCTTTGCGCGCGCATAGTCAACTATCTCATTTTTTTGTTTGCCTTTTAGGCGTATTTGTATAGTGACGTACCTATCGGGGAATTTAGTCTTTTCAGACTTACGCCCCATCGCGTTCTACCAATGATTGCAAGTAAGCGGTGAGCGTCAGGTCTACAGCAGATGATTGGTTTATGAGCTTTTCTTTAAACTCTTTTGTAACGCGCAGCGTGAGTGTTACTACTGGTTTAGTAGGAATGGTTACTGGACGGCCAGGATTTCTCTTCATGCAAGAGAATTTACTGCAATACGAACGTCCTGATTGCAACAACGATAAGCAATACGGTTATTAGCTTTGTTGCGAACTTCTGACTGGAGTACATTGTCGACCAGATGAGGGCACTAGAACAAAATAAAATTAGGACTTTTAAAAAGGGTAACATTAATAACCTCACTATTGTTGGGAACTATTGTTCCTCTATTAGAGGGACCGCATATCTTGCGATATCCATCTCTGACACTATCCTAGTGTAGGTCCGGCAGAAGGCTTCCCTGTCTGAGTTGGTGTGCATGCCGATTGCAGCATCCCCTAATTGTTTGACAGTTTCTTTCAGTGCTTCTGATACCCCAATAGAAGGAGCCATACCTGAGTTGACGTCTTTTTGTATGGTAATCCAAGTACCCCAAGCAGAAAGGGGGTCTTCGAATTGGGTCATTTTTGTGACCCTATTTATTGCGGTGCGGCGTATCTCTCCTGGGCGGGGGAGGAACTGCGCTTCTACAGCCAGAGTAAGGAATGCTGCCTTCGCATCCTTGTAATCCAAATCGTGCAACAAGTCGAACCAAGATGCATAAAGCAACTTAGTTGGTGCGGGTCCTACAGGGAGAGGGACATTAAAGGTCATGTAGGCCTGGTCCACTAGTGAGCACAGCTCTTCTTTGGTCATTCGTTTATCCATTCGTCTTTAGCTGAGGTTTCGCTCTGCTTGTCATGCAGCTCGAGGAACTTCTCTACATTGCCGGCGTTTCTGAATATGACTGACACATCGTTATAGGCCTGGCCCCTATTATTCTGGCCCATCCACCACGGGTCATTGGCACAGCCGTCTATGGCATCCCTACAGGCTTCTACTCCATATACAGCAATTGCCCACCCGATATCTCTGTGGCGGTTTACATCGAGAGCAGCGCGGCGTTTGGTCTTGCCCATAGCTACCTTCCAGTACTCAAAGATTTCTTCTATTAGAACATTGGAGACAGTTTTGGCTAGGTCTCCCTTACTCCTATTGTGAGCGCTGGGACCTCTTACTTTTTTATCATCTACCATTTTATGAATCTATCCCTTAATTTGTGATTACACACAGAGTTCTCCTTAAGCCTGATGGAGAAGGCTACGGTTTTGACGTTGGCTTCTTTTCCGTGGACGGAAGATGTTTCGCCTAGTGAAGGACGGTCGCTGCGCTCCCTTTTGGAGGGGGGTGTGGGGGGAACCTTTAGATTTGCTCCAGCGCCCACGCATGCTAATGCCCACCGAGTTGATTGGGTGGTACAAAGATGCTAAGAAGTGACATATGCCTATGTCATGTGAATCACATTCAAGCTCTATTGAACTTGCGGAGGTGATGGTAGCAGCATCATCCACCACCGTCAACCCCTAACGCGAGGAATCTTTTAAAAGCCGGCGAAATATTTTTTGTTGACGTGTTCGTGTCACGGTTCGGATAAGTCTTGACGCGCGCTCGAGCCGTTATGCTGCTAAATTGGCCGGGGCTTCTACGGGAGGGTTTACCCCTTTCGACCTCCTATGGAAGTAGGACCCTGGAGTTGAGTTTTCTGGAACGTTGGTAGGTGGCTTACCGGAAAACTCCTCCGGGGTTTCCCATCTCTACTCGTAGACGTCCCAGTCAGGCCAGAACGGTCTGTTCTTTTTGTCTTTTATTTCCTTGGCGCGGCGGAATGCTGCCTTGCCCATGGATTCTTTATCGAAGTACGACCAATTGGGGTTGCCCATCATTTGTACACTGAGGGTTGACCTGAGGTCTTTGTCCATATGCTTGTGACCGTACTCATGATTCAACATCTCTTGAAGCTCTTCGTCTACCAGAGACGTCTGGGCCTCAACATATTTATTGAATTCTTTTGAGTACTTCTTCTGGGTCCTACGACGTTCGACAGATTTTGAGTCAAAAAACCAAATAATTAGCGCAGCGATGGCCGCAGCTGTAATAGTGAATTGTTTCATTTTTTCTCCTAAAATTGAGAATCTTGAGGGAAGTGTACTTCATCCCCAGTTAGCGGGTCGGTAAACAGAATTAAAACGTCATTTTTTGCAATATCAATCTGGGCCCAACCCAGCATCTTGTCAATAATCGCATTTTTTGTAATTTCTTCGCCGGCCGCAGCTAGCTCAGCTCGAGCTTCCGCCGCGGAATAATGCAAATTAAATGAAATTCCAACAATATCTGGGAGACCGTCGCGGTACGTGCTCATCGTTTGAAGAATTCTTCGTTTTTCTTCATGATTTCTGGAGCTGCGCGGCCAGCAATTTCGAAGGTTTCATAATGGACGATGTCCCCGCATAGATAACATAGGTAGTAGTCGTCCCAGTCCTTGGGTGTTGGCTCTACTAGTTCTCCATCTTTTGTACATGGGTAGAACCCGTCACTGTCTGGGCGGTTGCCGCATGTGCATTCCCACCAGTCTTCTGCTAATTGTTTAATAGTCATAGCGGACCCTTTCTAATTGATGCACGTATAACGCGTGCGCGTTTAAATTTATCTAAAGTCTACAAGAATTTAGTGAAGTTTCTTTTTCTTTTTTTTCTTAATTTTGTAGCCGGCGCGCTCGAGCTCTTCGATTACGTGCTGCGGGATTCCTTCCCAGATTGGGATTCCCTTTTGAGTTAAGGCACGAGCAATCGCTGCGCGCTTTGGTCCTAGTTGACTAATGTCTTGCATCATCCACCACCGTCATTCGTTAACGTGAGAAAACTCACTTGATATCCAATAAAAACCAGCCGCGCTCCCACATCATACCGATGGCTGAGTAACCAATGATATCGACATACGTGTCAGTAAGTGCTTCGTTCTGGGGGTTGTTGCTTGAGAGATGTAAATTCCTCAAGCGCGCTAGCTTGTCATGAGTCCTGATAATTAATCCGATTCTTCCAAAGCGTGCGATGTTGTTATGCCCGTAATCCATTTGCTTACGAATCAAGGTTTCTGTAATTTGCTCGCGAATCATCCAGGAGTCAAATTCGCCGGCCGCTGCGGGATTGTCAATTTTTTCAAATTCTGGATGATTATCCAGTGGCCCTGGAGCTCCCAGTAATGGCAATAATTCTCCATTTTTTATCCCCGCCGCTGCCGCGGTGATGCCAAGGATTTTCCACTCTTCTGTCCAATACATCTGGTCTGAGTCAAAACATTTAGAATTATTCACCATTCCTTCAAACTGAACATCCAGGCGATGAAGGCCTTCCAGAACAGCTTCCAGGCATGGGTCAATTTCTTGATTTTTTGAACTGTCAACTCGAGCTACGTGCGGTTGGGAGTTCATTTGGTCGAGGGACTTATCTATTAAGTCGAATATTTGAGAAACACAGATTTTGGCAGCATCTTGCCAACGTTCTGGCTGACCAGGATTCAGTTCATCCACCACCGTCAACATCTAATTACCCCCACTAAGTAAGTCTTCCCACTTTTCGGGCGGGTTCGTGTCCATCTCTACCTTAACGGCGAGTGCCATCTTTTCCAACTTCGCCAACCATGCTGCGTCCGCGATACCAGTGAGCCCCGCTCCCTCTTCTATCGAATCGACATTTGATATCTCTGATTGTATATATTCTTTAGAAAAAGCTGCGATGATGCTTTTGTCTGTTGCCCCTCGCAGCAGAACTGGTCCAGTTTCTCCATTTATTGATTTTTGGGGAACGTGTATGGCCGTCACGACGTAGTCCCCCTCCGTGAAAATAAAGATAATATTATGCTTTTCCCCAGAGGCCTCTCTGAGCTGGGAAATTACTTCATGAGCAACATCCACATCCATAGATGCATCTGTCAAAATTTTCAATAATTCAGCATTATCGTCTCGAGCTCCAGGGACATTTAGTTTGTCGATGGCATTCCATTTACTATTTTGCTTTTCTTCCATGGTTACCTTTCTAAGGGCCCGATAGTTATGTTTAAAAAAACGATTTTTTTAGGCACGCAGCGGCTGCTACGTAGCGCGTTACTTTTTAAGATTTGAGATTTTTATAGCGTCTACTGCAGCTTCATAAATGACTGACCAGTAAATTTCCCAAAGCCTTGGGTCGTTCATGCATAAATTTGTCACTAAATTCAAGGTCTCTTCTTCAGCTTCCAGGAGAAACTCTCGAATATTTGTCGAATTTTCAATATCAAGCTGCTCAAGAATAAGACTCTCACGAGCTTCTTCTACAAGAGACATTGGGTCAAAAGGAAGTGCGGTGAACACGTACGGGTCGAGGTCGCTCATATTTATCCTTTTTCTTGCATGTTCTGGCTGAGCTCGTAAAGAGCCCCCCAATATTTAAACGTTTTTTCTTGCTCGGCAGCGGAGTCGAATTCCAGCCTGAGGTCTTCGTATTGTTGAGCCCCAGTTTCCACACTGACGGTTACGAAGTAGGAGGGGTCTCGACTAGAGGTACGTTCGGTGGATTTCTTGACACTACTGATTCTGCCAGCTTTCATGAGACTCCTCATTCGTTATGTAATAAATCTATCCGCCACCGCAGCTTTTGTCAACCCCACTAATAAATAACTTTGGATAAATGATTAAGGTGACATTTCTTTACAGCGAACATATGTTCGTACTAGGATGTGTTCATGGATAACCTCACAAAATTCAATATTTATACAGGAGCTCTCGAGCAGTACATTTCCCGAGAAGGGGATTCTCGAATTCCGGCAATTCATATCGAAAAATTTCAAGAAAATGATATTTCCCTAGGGGCATGGTCCGGATATATTCGTCAGAGATATCGTAAAAATCAACTCCATCCAGAACGTGTTTCAAAAATGCAAGAAATTGCTGGCTGGCAGTGGGGTCCATTTCAGCCGGGTCCTGCGACGGACATCAAAAGAAATGAAATTATTAAAGAAATGCGTATCGAGGGAAAGTCCCTTCGGGAAATCGCCGATGAGTTTGATTTGTCTCGGCAGCGGGTTCATCAAATAGTTAAGAAACTTAAAATCGATTAATAATAAAAGTCATCCACCACCGTCATTCACTAACGTGAGGGAGAGAACATGAATCTCAGAAAAAACGAAAAATTAAACGGGGGCGCAGCGTACCCGAGAGTAATCCGAGACGATTTTCGCGGGGCTCCTATCAAGCCGAAGGAGTCAGAATCAAGCGGGGCTCTCTTGGGATTTTTGGTGGCGAGCGCAATCAACACTTTGGTCATTGACGGTGCGCTACACATCTTGCGCTCTGCTGGCGTGACAGAGGTGAGCCTGTCACTGTGGCAGACGCTCGGCTTGTCATCACTTCTCATGGTGTGGCGTGGCGTAGAGAGAGCCATGCGCCAGTAGCGATAGCGAGCGATTGACTTATCTATCACTGTACGGCTCTGTGTGAGCGTCACGGTAACGAGTTGAGTGAGAATGAGTAGTAGTGACAGAGCGAGCGTGTACGGCTCTGTGAGTAGCGCAAGAATGAATAGCAGAATCTCCATGACTACTGTCTATCAGCAAGTTCAGCAAGAACGGACATAATGTTATTGCCTTCATTCCACATCAGATTATCGTAGTCCTCGTACGCTTTCTGTGGCGTGTATGTGCCTGCGATTATCTCGTCTTGTATTGCAGAGTAGTATCTAATTGCGCTCGTAAGACTCGCCTGCAAGTCTGTTAGTAATTCTGATTCAGATGGCTCGGTCATAAAAAATCCTTTTTTTGATTAGTAATAGATAAGTGTCAGATGTGGTACATGAATAGATAAGTGAAACGCCAATGTCTCTCGGCAATGTGTAGTACCCACCAAAGGAGAAACACGATTACCGAGAGACACTAGCACCAGTGCCTCTGTTGGGAACAACCAAGAAACCAACAGAGGCAGGGACTTATCTATTACTGAATGTTCACGCCCATGTGCTGACGATAAGTGTGAACGAACATTGACGGATACACGCTCTTTGGCTTTATGCCTTTGTTCATGTTGGACAGTTGCTCAATCGCTTCCTCAATGTGTGGCACAACAATGTAGTTGTGTTTCATTGCGTAAGTTAGGCACTGCATAGCGAGCAGGTCTGTGTAACCATCACCTTCGCCACACACTCCACCGTCTGTAATCCAAACGAGAGGAGTGTTGCGATACTGGCGATTCTCTACGCCCCACACGATTGCAGGATAATCAACACCGTTTCCGTGTCCGTAAGGAATGTTCTCCAATGTCTCAATCATTCGTCCCTTATCAGCGATAATCCACATGTTCGCACCGTTCTTTTTGTGACGGTCTGAATAGATTGCCACCGTTGCGCCTTTTGCCAAATCTGTAATCTGCCAAATCTGCTCTTTGGTGAATGACATAGAACCACTTGCGTCAATGATGACCATGCCACCACTGCCACGAACGGTCTTGTCAAATACTCGCTTTGCAGGGTCAGTCATGTAACGGTGCATACGGCGTGGTCTGCGCCCCATGTTCGTAGCAACACGCTTCTTGCCGATTGTGCCAGCGTGTAAGCGTGGCATAGGAACACGCTCAATGCGTAGTTCTGCCCACTTGCCAGTGCCACTGTGTGATGTTGGGGTAATGCTCTGATGAGGAATACCTTTCTTGTCACCTTCCTCTGAATCGCCTTCGTTGGAATGGACTGCCGTAGCAGGGTCTTTCTCGCCTTCTTCGCCTTCGCCTGACTTATCTATTCCCTTTGCACCTGCACCAGCCTTGCCTTCTTTCTCACGCTCTTTTGGTGGTGGGAATGAAGCGAGCCTGTCCACCCATTCTGCGATTCTTTCTGTGTGAACGAATCCGTATGGCGCAATGCCGTGATGTTCTGTTGTGTTGGCGAGAGAGCGTGTCTTGTGCGCTTTCTTCATCTCACGGACTGCTCGCTTGCTGATGTCAAGCAGAGCGTCACCCCATGCACGATTGTGCCTGCGAATACCGTTCAGGAATTGCTTGTGTCCAGCAGTGCCAGCAGTTGCGATTGCACCTGTTACTGCACCAGCCCAATCTCCAGTTTTCGCTAGGCGTTCTCCGTCATTGAGTTCTCCACCGTCAGCGAGATTCTTCTTCACATCAAATCCTGCCTCTTGGCAAAGAATGTTTATGCGTAATTCCTCTACAACGGTCAGTGCAGTAGCAGAAGCCATTTCACGAGCAACCCACATCTCAAATTGTTCAGAGTTTGGTGAAACTTTTGAGTGCATGAGTTCATGCCCACGAATACAGCGAGCGAGTTCGTCCGTCTGTGACGGTGTGAACATTGTGCGAGTATTCAGGTCAGTGCTTGGCTCGCCTCTGACTGCTTGACATTCTTCTACTGTCCATCGTCCATGCGCTAAGTCTTTGCGCCCGATGAAGTTTGGCTCGGCTTTCGCCGTTCCCCCTGACTTATCTATTGACGAGGGGAACGGCTTACCAACGCTCTTTCGTGCTGGCTTGATACTCATGGTTAGACCACCGAATCAACTGCGATAGCGTCAAGAATCTGCTTTGCTCGCTTGCCGAATGTGAGTTGGCATGCTCGTTCCATGCCTACGCTCTTACGCAACTTGTCAAGAGCCATAAATGCTCGCAACGAGATACGGTCATCGCCAGCGTCAGCCATACGGATTGCGTATCCACGCAAATCCTTTGACAATGCGAGCAGAGCGTGTGGGTGTGGTTCGTTGATACGAATACGGATTGGGAAACGGTCAGCGAGTGCTGTTGGCAATTCGCCCATGTTCTCAATGTTCGTGGTCATAATTGCAGAGAAGCCTTCTTTGGGTCGGACTACCGAGCCAGTTTCAGGATGCTCAAATGAAGCAGATTCAGGTGAATCAAGCATGGCGAGAAGTGTTGCGAACACATCGCCACCAGCCTTGTCAATTTCGTCCACGATAAGTCGTGCGCCAACTGTGCCGTTGCCGTTCCATGCTTTGAGGGCAGAACCGTCAAGCCATTGGAAGCCACCGTTATTACTTGGCATGAAGCCACCAGTTACATCCATGTTTGTCATGTCCTCTGTGCAAACAAGACGGTATGCGCCTGCTTCCACATTGCCCATTGTCATACCTGCGTAGGTCTTGCCGATTCCAGCAGGTCCAAACAGGATTACTCGGTCAATGCCTGCATTGAGAGCGTCATTGAGGTCAGTCCAGCACTGAGGCAGGCTTTCCGTTGTTGTTGATTCCATCTCTATTCTCCTTGTTGTTGGTGAGTGGTGAACACACCATACCAGCGTAGGTACAGACCTACAAACCTGACTTATCTATTCAGTAGAGACTTATCTATTCAGTATCAGAAGCGCACCACTTATCTATTCACTCTCCACTTGTGGGCAAGCGAGCGAGCGAGTGCGCCAGCGCAAACTTTTTTATCTCTACCCCCATGCTCGCCACACGCCCTTCTGCGTTGGAGCCCCGATGTTGCCGAGCAGTGCCGGGGCTCCTATGGGAAAGGGGACTTATCTATTACAGATAGTTTTATTTTTCTCGTTTGGGAACCATAAGAACTTCCCATAGTCCATTTTTGATTTTGCGAAATAATGGAGATTCTTTGAGGTAGGTCAAAGTTGTCTGGTAAGAGAATCCTGATTGTTCTGTGAGTTGGTCAGATGTAAATTGCTCTGCCTGATGTTCGCTTGACCACTGCTCAAATGCTGACCACTTATCTTTGCGCTTCTCTGTGCGTTCTACTTCTACCTGTGCGTCAGATAGTCCGATGAATGTTGATAGAAGGTACTTTGATACTTCTGCCTGCACCGAGTATGTACTTAGGTACGATTGTGGTACACGCTGTCCACCTTCTCGTTGCCAAATCTGCAATACATAAAGTCCTCTGTTTATTTCAGAAACATAAGAAACTTCCGAGAACGGAACTGCTGTTGCGTTTTTGTATTTTTTGAGAAGCACTGCCCAATGTTCTTTGTGTACTTCTTTGATTAGGTCATCTGTAATAGTTTGCATTTTTTCCTTTTTTTTGCAGTTTCTACCGTTTAGTTTTTTTCTAAAAAATCGTTTTTTTGATAGATAAGTAAGTTGGGCTGTTAGTCAATAACAACCCAACTGTCCTCTCCCTTGATTAGTCCGAGACTAGACCCACTATCCCACTGCACAAACATTGTTCCTAGTGAATCAAAGTCGGTAATGACCCCTTCATCTCCTTTGGATAGTTTGGTGTGAATGTCAGATGTGTAAATCAGCCTGATTCTCCTGCCAATAAGTGCTTCTAGTCCTGCTGACAACTTATCTATCATGCTGGCTCTTTCTCTTGTAACGCGATGATTCGCATGTCTAATAGAAAATCTGTCATTTCTAATGACGAAACAATGTCTCTGCCTGAACAGTGGGAGATTGCTTTGTCAATCAACAAGACGATTGGTGACTTATCTATTACAGATTCTTCACTCATTCTGCGTACCCGTAAATAACCATGTCAAGTTCGTTGCCTTCTTCATCGGTGTACTTCTTCTTTCCCTCTCCTGCACAGTCGTCAAAGTATTCATCGGCTTCCAACATAATCATTTCCATGATGTCATCAAAGTCGGGCTTCTCATCGTTGTCCTCTCTGAATCGCTTTGCCGTTTCTGCCACATCAAATGTGACAGTATTGGTGCGAGTTACTGTGATTGTTTTTGGCTCAGACACTTATCTATTCCTCATCTTTCTTTTTCTTAGCGTTACCAAGTAGGTCGTGGTAACGGTGAGCAACTACGGCGAGTTTCATGTAGGCAGTGGTAGCACCCATAGCCTCAACCATGCGTCCGTACTCCTGACCTTCTTTTACTTCGCTTACATCTGCCATGTAATCTTCTTCCGAATACACAGGAACTCCAAAGTCATCGTAGCGATACATTTGAGTAGCACTACCAATCAACGAACCATCCCAGTCCATGCCAGTAACAACGATTGCTTCACGGACTTCTGAAAAAGGATTCTCTGAAAAGTCTTTCTGCATTTCGCCACGCTCAAAGTCAATTTCTTCTGATGTGTCTGCACTACGGCAGAAACCCTCTACACAGAGAAAGAGGAAAGAGAACTCACGGATAGGCATAGCCTTGACTACATCTTCGTACGCCTCTAATACATCTTCACGGTGAATGAGTGGAATCATTGCAATCTTGTATGGAGAAGATAATTCGTTTTCTTCCTGATACTCAACTGCATCTTCGTCATCGCTCTTGTAAGCAACGAGCATGAGTGGGGGAGTGTCTGTCATCCCCTCGTCTTTGCACATTTGCTCTTTGGCGTACTTAGTACGGTCAAGAACATCCAGCATTATTTTTGACATTTCTTCTGAAATGGTTTCGTTGATAGCCATTGGCTTTCTCCTTGTTGGTAGGTGTGCAGTCATCGTACCAGTACAGGTACAGAACTACAACTATCCAAGCAACCCCTGAATGGGGAGACTTAGTGCGTCACTTAGCGAGACAAGAGTGTCCACGCTCGGCGAATAATGTTGGTTCTCAATACGGTTCACCGTTTTTCGTTCCAGCCCTGCTCGCTTTGCTAGTTCCTCTTGTGACCAGCCTCTTTCTTTTCTTTCAGTTTTTAGCCGTGTGGCAATTACTTCTGTTGCGTTTCCCATGTTGTTTCCTCTCTTGGGGACTTATCTATTTAGTTCAGAATGACGGAATGAAACTCTGAAACACCTTTCTCCTTTTATTTCCCCTTCTCCATGCCACATACTCCCTGATAGTGGCATCCAAATCTATGTCATGCTGGTCAGTGATGAGATTGCGCCATTCACTTTGTGCTTCGTAGAACTCGTCATACAACTCGTCAAGCCCTGATTCTGACGCTTTTTCGTACATCTGTATCAGTTCAGGTGGTTGCGTCATGTCACACATGTCCTCTGCAATCTTTTCGCCGTCACAGTAAAGTTCCCAACCAGCGTAGAAATCTGCTTCTTCTGTGCAACTGTACCCAAATACCAATTTAGGGAACTGCTTGCTGATGTTCTCAATCAACTTGTCACATGGACTCCATGCGCTCGTGTAGCGCAGATGTAGTGGGTACGAATCTTTATCGTCAATCTCTATGTCACAAGCACCCCACTTGCTTCCCCACACGCCAAGTGCGCCACCAAAGAAAGAATCAAGTTTGTCCACCCATTCACTCTCGTCAGGGATAGGTACTAGATGGTTCATGTCATAGTGAGCGTTTATCTTGCGCCCTAGTTCATCATAATCTTCGGGCATTGAGATTGCTTTGAGAAACTTACGAGTTTCTGTTTTGTTCCCTGCAACAACAAGGTTTGAGAAGCACCAGTTTGGCATGGTAGTCCTTTCGGGTTAGTGGTGGTATGCAATGAGCGTACCAGCACAGGTTCAGAACTACTCGGGGGGACTTATCTATTACTCATCCACCACCGTCATTGACTAACGAGCAAAAGTTTTCTATCTCATCCCCCAAGATTTTTGACTTTTCTATCTCTACCCCCCATGCGCCGATTTTTTCTCTTTTTCGCCGTGTTCCGAAGGAGCCCCGACCAGTTTGGTTCGCCCCGGGGCTCTTTTGGGAAAAGGACTTATCTATTACATAGGGAGAGTTACGAGTTGTGCCGAGTGGATGTACCAGCCGTAAGCGTGACGGTGTGTCATGTAGTGCAGTAGTTCCTTGACATCGGTAAGGTGCGTGAACACATCTTCCAACGGAACGCCGTGGCTATCAAAGAATCCACGCTCGGGCTTGGGTGAGAACGAGATGTACATGTTCTCGTATCCCTCATAAGAGCCATAAGACCTCTGTGGCTTTATCTGGCACTGCGCTCCAATAAACTTTTTTTTTGTCATCATCAGAAAGAGAGTCTTTATCAAAGACCAAATGTGGGCGAATGACTTATCTATTACCATTCTCATGCCCTTCGCCAAACGCTGAACTGTTCGGTCAGGTCGGTACCAATCAGGGCAATAGTCAATCGTGCAATGGATTCCAGCAGTTCTTTTTCGGTAATGCCCCATTCCTCGTTAGCCCACGGGAACATCATTCCGTTCTCGTAGTCACACCAAATGTTCGCCATTGCGCCAGCACGACTAACGCCAATGCTGTAATAGTTTTCCCATAGGATTTCATCAACTGCGTATTTGCTAGTTTTCGTCATTTTGTACTTCCTCTGCTACGTGCGATGAAATCGTGTCTGCAATTTTTGAGAAATCTACACCAAACGATGCTTTCCATCTGTCCAGTACAACTTCCATCGCAAGGTTCGCAACTTCTTCCGTAGAAAGATTTGCCGAGTCAATGCTCAGCACTTCCCTTACTGTTGCTGGTCCAACTATTGCTGTTACTTCGTAAAGAGCCACTTATCTATTCCTCATCTTCATAGTCGCTGTCCACGGAGAACCAGCGCATCACTGTTAGAAGCAGGTTATCGTAATCGCCCGATGTTGCTTCGGCACGAAACGCCTCTATCTCATCGGCAGTCAATCCTGCTCGCCGAGCAATTCTCTGCACACGCCCAAGTATGGAGAAGGCGTTGCCGTCCTCTCCTACTAGTGGAATGTTGATGTGTGGGTATTTTGTATCTGTACTCATTCTGAGTGTTCTCCTGTTTCCATGTCAATAGCGTAAGCATCTTCCAACTTGGCTCCTGCCAAGCCTGCAACATTCCTGCCGAATGTTCTAGCCATTTTGCCTGCTTCTTTTAGGCTCTTGGCTTCTACGGTGGTATCTTCTGTCCACTCGGCAAGACCAATCTTTTCCTGCTTTGTCAGCAGAGCGATTATTTCGTATTCTTTTGTTGCCATTACTTTCCCCTTTGTGGTTGGCTTCGCCTTCACTGTACCACAAGAGGTACGGAACTACAAGGGGGACTTATCTATTCATGAACAGAGGTAGTCAAGCCACAGTACGAGAATGTCCAACGGCTCTGACATTGACGGAAATGCGTCCGAGGCTAGGAACTGGAAGTCCGAGAACATCAACTCGTTCGTCTCCGTGTAACGGTTGCACCCACCTTCTCCCATGTTGTACACGGTCAGGAACTCCACACCATTGCGTGAGACAACTGCCTTCCAGTAAATCCCTCGGTCATGTTCGCTCTCCTCTTGTAGAGCAAACCTGTACCCCATCTTGTCAGGGCGCAGTTCGTCAGGAACGCTGTCAAAGATTTCTTCTATGTTTAGGTCAGTCATGTTTTTTAGTGTAGATAGATTTATCCGAAAAGTCAATCAGCAGACTCATCCACCACCGTCAATTGCTAACGGCGACTTTTTTATCGCGACCCCCAGCTCGACCGACGAATTCGCAAAAAATCAACTTTTTTATCCCGACCCCCCAGATTTTTGCCCTGTTCCGAAAGAGCCCCGGACGGACCAGCGCAGGCGGGGCTCCAATGGAGAAGATGGGACTTATCTATTACATAGAGCAATCTCCCCTGCCGAGCGCAAGGGAGACTACTGAATAGATAAGTGGTCACTCGGTCAGGAGATAATGCCCACCACGCCTCTCGTATTGAGCAGTAGCCTCAGTAACGGTTTCACGGTAATCACCATTCTCCATGTGCCAACCTTCGGGACGGTCTACGGCGTTCCACACTGCGAACGGGTGAAGCGTGTTGTGTGGCAAGAGACAGAGAACAACCCACACGGCGTAAGCGTCAATGTCAGACGGGCGAGAGAGCCAGCAAGCGAGAATGGTGACAGGATTACTGCCACTGCTAGGAGTGAATGTGTCACCCACTTTCAGCAATCGCATTGGGTATGTCTCGGTAGGGGACTTATCTATTGACATTACTCGCCACCCAACCAAGCGTTCATCTGCTCATCTGTCATCTCGGTAATGGTTGGTCTGAAATCCATTTCAGCGATTTCTTTGGTCAGCATTTCTTTGATGACTTCCATCTCTGCGATTTCTTTCGCAAAGTCAAAAAAGCGTCCTGATGTGTAGGTTGCTGGAATGTCGTGGTTCTCTCCGTCATACTCGCCACGCTCGTTGAGAGAGCCGATTACAACGCAGTCACCCACAAGTGGACGCTGGAACAACATAGACGCTACGGCGTTCACTGGTAGCCCGATAAGCAATCCTTCGTCATGGACATAGCCCACGATTTCTTCGCCTCGTACACAGTCAAACCAGCCACCCACGATTTCGTGAATGAGTGTGTGACCGTTCTCGCTTGGTATGTCCTGCGTGAATACTTCACCTGTGGACTTGATGATTATTGCTGTTGCCATGATGGCTCTCCTTGTTTGGTAGGTGTTGATAGCGTACCACTGTGGGTACAGAACTACTGGTGGACTTATCTATTGAGTAGTGGGGACTTCTCCCCACTACTCGCAGATGAATTGGTTAGACGGCTTCTGCTTTGCTCGCAGGCTTGACTGAACCTTTGGCAGGCTTCACGAGAACTCGCACACTGTTCGTGATTTCCACGCAGGACTTGATGACCTTCTTGGTGATTTCGCCCTTGCCTACTGCGCTGTCCCACGCCTTAGTGTCAATCGCTGGCTTGGTGACCTTGCGAAACAATGCTGGCGAAAGTTGCTCACGCAATTTCTCAACAGAGAACGAACGGCGTTCTGCTGGCGAGACTTTGACATTCAGTTCTGCGAACTCGGCTTCGCTCACGCCTGCGATTGCGAATGTTGCGATAAGCAACTCTCTCGCTTCGTCATGCGCCTGCTCGGCTTGCTCTTTGGCTGTTAGAGCAGTGAGAAAAGCCTCTACTGCTTGGTTGATTGTTTCTGCTTCCATGATGTACCCCTTTCGTGGGTGTGTATCGCTTGTGGTACCCACAAGCGTACACGGTCAGGTACAGAACTACAACCTTTTGACTTATCTATTTACAACTCCCCTCGCACCCTCACAGTTAGTCTCTTATTTATCACGACCCCCCATGCCTCGCCTCTCCTTTTCGCCCCTTCTCGGTTGGAGCCCCGTTCTAGTCGGGCATCATCGGGGCTCCCTTCGGCAAACCCCCCGATAGGCAAGTTCGCATGGGGAGTAGAGATAGAAAAGTGAACGATTTGGATAAGCGCAGACTGGCTCGGATTTATGCTCGGCTCACAGAAGTAGAACGGCTAGTGAGTGCCGTGCGTCTGCTCAACAGTCAGACACGGGCAAGGTTAGAGCGAAGCAAGTTCGTACTCGTGGAGAACGACTTATCTATTCAGGTAGAAAACCAAAAAAGGGAGACTCATCTGTAATAGATAAGTCTCCCTCTTTGTTGGTGTGGGCGTTTCCCTTCTGAAAGGAAGGGGGGACAGAGGTACTAAGCCCTCGCTCAACTACTTTATGTAGCGAGCGACCCCTGCGTAGGTGTTGGTGCTTACTGTTTCCTCGTCTGTCATACGAAGGATACTGATAGCGTTCTCCAACTCCTCAATCTCTGATTTGATAGCCCAATGAACGAAGTCTTGTTCAGGCTCTTTTGGTGCTTTCACCGAAGCAGGAAACTCAATCGTGAGTTCGTACTTGTTGCCTTCCTCGTTACGGTAGTTGTTGTACTTGCTGACATTTGTGACCTTGCCCTTGCCTGAACGAAACAACTCCGAAAGACTGTCTTGGAAGTCTTTGACTTCTTTTTCGTATTCTTTTTTTGCTTTTTCGTAATCGGACATTTGCTTATTGCGAAAGTCAAGAGCCTTCTGTAATGCGTCAATCACTTTCTTAGTGCTGACCTTTACATTTATGGATTTCTGTTTCATTTGGTTTCTCCTGCCAGCCTTGTAGGTGGGTGCTGACTCGCATACCGTACCACTCAAGGTACAGACCTACACGCCCACTTATCTATTACATTTTTATCTCGCCCCCCCGTCCCTCGCCATGTGTTCGCAAGAAAGCCCCGACCTAGTTCGTTATCAACGGGGCTCATTCCGAAACGAGAGAACAAGAGCGCACTTGGGGGTTGAGATAGAAAAGTTGAGTTCGGGGTTGCGTAACTTATCTATTTGGAATAATCAAAAAACCGTAACGCTCGCACAACCGTAATAGATAAGTCAGGTCACCTTGGTAATAGATAAGTCAAAGCCCCTGTCAGCATGGGGTGGCTGACAGGGGCTAAGGCTTGCTAAGTGTTAGCGCATGAAGTTGCGAATAGCGTCATTGAGACTGCCAGTTGCGCCACCTTCATCAGTAATCGTGTCATCAGGCTCGTCTTGGAAACGGAGAACGCTTACAACATCTTCACGAGTAGCAACCACAACGAGACGAACACGACGCTTTTCAGGGTGCTGACTTGGTGGAGTGTCAAGACCAACTTCTGCGTCAAAGTCCTTGGGAAGTGGCGCAGCCCAACCCGTTGTAACTACTGCCGTGAACTCGTATGACTTAGCAACCTTACGGTCTGCCTTGTCCAGTAGGTCATAAACATCATCATGTGACGAGAGGTGAGTGAGTTTCGCTTCGTTGTTGGTGATAGTGACACCGTAGAGGCGAGATGAGGACAGTTGGAACTGGTCATCAGGATTAGTCGGGTGACTGAGTAGGTGGTGGAGTTTGGCTTCTGCCAACTCTGCCGTAGCGAGTAATGAAAGTGTCATAGCGTTTCCCTTCGTGGTTTGTTGTGACAAGGACAGCGTACACGATTAGGTACAGAACTACAATGGCACTTATCTATTCAGAAAAAAGACTTCCACCACCGTCATTCACTAACAGGACAACCCACAACCCTTCTCGCTATTTTTTGACTTTTTTATCACGACCCCCAAGCCCCTCGTTCGCCCTCGCCTTGGCGTGTTCGGAAAGAGCCCCGGGCATTTCGCCAACGGCGGGGCTCCAATGGGAAAGGAAGCCGAGCCGAGTGAATTGGTTGGGTTGGGTGACTTATCTATTGCTGATACCGAGACAGCCGAGAGATAGAGCGAGCGTGTCACTCTCTGCCCTCGTGCCTATCCTCAATAGACAAGTGCCACGCCACAACGCCTGCCATGAGAGCAACACCGAGCAACGGTGAACAGAGGGCGAGTATCACGAGCGTTCTCATCTGTCATGTGGCATGGTCAGCACTTGCCAAGTGTCTAGGCTAGTTCCGTAGAAATCCACGAGCCGTGAGATGACAGCCCCCGTGTCTCCGTGACAATTTGTGCGAGCGATACTCCACACCGTGTCACCCTTCTCAACATTCACCGTAGGCGTGTCACAAGTGAAGTGGGTACGGTCAGCCGTAATCCACCCCACAACAGCACCAGCGAGAGGGAGAGAGAACAGCAGAACAATAAGCGAGGTAGTGCCGAAAGCGAAACGCCTACGCTTGTACTTATCTATTACCATTTCACGCACTCACTTTCATAGCGTCTGCCCACGAATAATTTGCAATTTCTGCCAATGTTTGATTTTCGTCTAATCCCTCTACGGCATAAACGGTGACACCATCTTTACGCATTACATACACATAGTCAGCCCATGAGAACGATTTGTCCTCTGGCGCATACCACGCATACTCGTCATCAGGCGTATCGGTGTGAAAAATACCGTAGCCCTCGCAGTAGTTATCGCTTGCAGTTTCCTCACGAGGTTCGGTGGTGATTACTGACCAAGAGTTGTGGTCGTGCAAAAGCGTCTGAACCACTTTCGCTAATCCGTCACGCTCTCGCAGTTCAGCCAAGAGAGGCACGATACGAGATGGGTAGTTGTCCCAATGAGCGTAACGCCCATGCCACCTGCCCCCTGCTAGTTCGCTTGCGATTATTGCTCGTGTACTCATGTTATTTACCCACCGTGATTACAGGGCGAGTGCCGAACATTGAGAAGTGCGCTTCCAATGGGTACGCCTCTAACAAACTCTTGTAGTGAGATGGATAGTTCGCATACGCCAAGAAATAATCGCTTGCGTCAATGATGGTAGTGATGGTGACATTCTCAATGTCTGAAAGGTCAATAATCAGCAATACCGAATTATCTCGGCTTGCTCGCACATACGCTTGTGCGCCGTTGTAGTGGTACACGAGGTGTTTGCTCGCCTGCTGGTCAATAAACCTCGCAGTTGTCATGTGGTCATTGTTCATAGTCATTTCGTTTCCTTCCGTTTGACTTGCTTGCAGAATACCAGTAGAGGTACAAACCTACAACCCTGCCCACTTATCTATTACCAACACGCCCGACCCACTCACAATCTGACTTTTTTATCACGACCCCCCATGCTCACAAAAGCGTCAAAAAAGACGCTTTCTGTTGGAGCCCCGACCTCGCTCGTTTCCATCGGGGCTCCCCTCGTGCGTGACGCTTTGCTCGCATGACGGGGGTAGAGATAGAAATGTGGAGTTCTATCGGGTTGCGAACTTTATCGCACGGCTTGTATCGGTGGAGTGAGTTCGCTCACGCACGGGCGCACGGCTCGTATCTGTAATAGATAAGTCCACGCACACAGCAAAGCCCTGACCTATCCGTAATAGATAAGTCAGGGCAAAGGCTGTTAGAGGGCTACTCGGACTCGCACCTGCCACACAGGTAGTCAGCACCCCAAGCGTCACCCACATAATTACCGTGCTTACAGTAGAGGCTCGCCTGATACTCACGCTCACGGTTCTCACGGGCTTCACATTCCTCGTAGTACGCCTCGTAATGCTTCTCACAGCGTGGGAAGGTAACGAACGCACCCGAACGGTAGTAGCGCACGGGGATAGTCACCTCGTAGTTCACGGAGCCTTCGCACGGGGAGTCAGGATTATCGTAATCAAGACAATCCTCATGCGTCAGTTCGGGCGTATCGGACTTATCTATGTCAGTCATGTCAGACCTTTCCAGCACAGGTGCTACCCATGCCCCTAGCAACGCTCTTAGGGTCAGTTAGGTCTGCCCCACAGATAACGCACATTGAGTACAGCAAGCCAAGTTCAGCGCACTCGGCAATAGTCATACGCATACTCGCAGTAAGGCGATAGAACGCCCCACGCTCAAAGACAATGCGCTCGGACTTCGTTGTGCCTTCGGGAACGAAACGCATGGCGTACATTCCTGATTTATCCTTGTTGTACTTCACACGATAAACAACGCCGTCAGCATTGCGATACATACCGATTTCGGTAACAGGGTCAAGGTTCGCAGGCGCACTCGCCTTAGCCTTCGCCATGCTCGCCTCTACGGCTTCTATCTGCTTGATAGTGAGAGAGCCGAAACGGTCTAGCGAACTAAGTACGCTCGCATAGAACGAATTACTCTTAGCGTTCTCACGCAAGAAATTAGCGATTATTTCTAATCGGTCTAGTGGTGGTGTGGTCATGTCTTACCCCTTCTAAGTAGTTTGACTACTCGTACAATACCAGCAAAGGTACGGAACTACTAGGGGACTTATCTATTCAGTATCGGCTCGCAGTATCCACTCGGATACGCTCGCAGTTGGCTCGCATACTTCGCTCGGACTTATCTATTCAGTAATCACCCACGCCTCGCACCTACCAGCACCAGCACTCTTTTTTATCTCTACCCCCGTTGCGCCCCCACCCGTCACTTCTCGGTGGGGGCCCCGTTCGCGCTGAGTCATGCCGGGGCTCCCATCGGGCGCAAGGTCAAGCCTTGACCTACCCGTGAGAGTAAGTCAAGGCGAGACTATCTAGCACTTATCTATTCAGGAAAGGCGCTAGCCCTTGCGAGTAATCCCGTAAGTATGCCGTCAGCGTAGTAGTCAGGCGCTGTGCCGTCTAGGTACTTGCCCAATGAGGCTAGGACTGTGCGCTCAAACTCGGCGAAGGACTTATCGCCGTAGCGCCCCACCGCTTGCGTGGCAAACTTGGTAGCAGGGTAGGTAGCGAAGTCAAAGACGGTAAATGATGTCACGCTCATGGTGGCGTGTGGTTGCCAGTGAACTAGACGGATAGTTGCCTCATACTGCTTGCGCTTAGCGTCATGGCTGAACTCAAGTTCTATTTGCTCACCCCACAAGTCATTGCTGTGGACATGCGGAATGTCTACCTTTGAGGACTGCCAACGGTAGGTGACCTCACGGTCACGCTCACGGCGCTTGGCTTGCGCTAGTAGGTTGGTGGTTGCTGTGGTCATGGTTACCCCTTCATGGTTGTTTGACTACTCGCATAGTACCATCGTAGGTACGGAACTACTGTGGGACTTATCTATTACCGATACGCTCACGCCTCGCCACTCGGCAACCCCCGATAGTTGGGCTTATCTATCTCAACCCCCGTCACAGCCTCGGAGTCTCTCGGACTCTTACGGTTGGAGCCCCGTTCGCGCTCGGTTCCCTCGGGGCTCCCATCGGGAAGGGCGCTTCCCTACTCTTGGGGGTCGTGATAAAAAAGTTTCATCTAATCGGTCAGGGTCTTTCTTTCATAGATAAGTCTCGGTGGAGGTTTGTACCTCACCATGTACTCTGTGTCCAGTTGGGGGATGGTCTCCCAGCAGGAAGGGATGCCATGTTCGGTGTTGTTCAGCAGTTGGAGGACGAAGAGGTGCAGGCTCGCACTGTGCTTTTCGTTTACGAAGTCAAAGAGGAAGGCGATGCACTCGCTGTGGTTGGAACATTCCACCCCAACTTCTTTGACCAAGACATTGTCAATCTCATCAAGGAAGAGCGCCAGTGCTCTTACAACCAAGCAGAGGACGACGAGCAGGGTTCAGCGATGGAAGCCTGTGGTTGCATTTGGTGCCTCACCGAAGGCACGGGCTATCTCAATTGGGGAAGCAACGGATGGGATGACATTCCGAGAGGGTTCGCATTTGTGCAGTTTCCAAAAAGCGCTGCAATCGCCGAAGGCTCGCTCATTCTTGTTGAAGGCAAGTGGCTCTCCGAGGACATCCACGGCGTTTCGGAAACCAAGTCCGTTATCAACTACGAGACCACAATGGTGGAGACCTCGCATGGCACCTACCCCGAAGCCGAGTGCCTTGCAGTTGAGCATTGGGAGTTGCTACCAGCACTCCCAGCCAATCGGTAATAGATAAGTCATCAACCACTCTGAGTGAAAGAAGAACTCGCTCAGAGTGATGACCAAGGAAGCCCCGGCTCGCTCGTTCCCAACGGGGCTCCCTTGCGCTTCGCTTGCTTCGGTGGTGGGGGTCGTGATAAAAAAGTCTGCTCCTCGTTGCGAGGGAGAAGCTCGGGTTATCTGTAATAGATAAGTACCCCTAGCAGTTCTGTACCTATTGGGTTACTATTGAGTGACCACATAACACTTTCCTGAAGGGGGAACTAAATGTCAAAAATAGATTATGACGGAATACAACTTTCGTACGAGGCTCAAGTTATTGAGTCAGATAAAAAGTTGCTTGATGCTTTACTTGATGCCGTGAAAGATGAAGAACTTGCACCTTTCACATTCCACATGGAGTGGGTCATCTGTGATTACTGCCGTGGCAACGGTGGACACTCTCGCCGTTTCGGTGCAATGAGTTCAGAAGAGTTTGCAGAGTGGAGCGATGAGTCTCGTGAAGCGTACTTGCGTGGTGCTTACGATGACCGTTGTGAAGCGTGTGATGGAAGTGGAAAGGTCTATGAGATGAACGAAGGCGCATTGCCTGAAGAAGTTATTGAGTTCATTGACAACTACCGTCAGTACGCATTTGATAGCGCATCTGAAAGTCGTGCTGAACGAATGGCAGGTTGCTGATGTTTACTTACCGTGTAACTGTTCAGGTCACGCTTGATGTTGAGGCAGAAGATGACGATGGAGCAATGGCAGTAGCAATGCAGAATGTCAGTGCTCGCATAGGCGATGACCGTACAACACCTCTCCACGAAAGAACTGATGCAATGTGGGTGACAGGCATTGCTGAAAGAGATTACGAATACTTTTGTTACAAGCAACCATTCCCACTATGGGTAATAGATAAGTCAGAGGACTACTAATCATGAATAACAAAAGCGATAGTTATTACACACTTAGGTCTGTCATTCGTTTTATCTTTTGGGGAACGATACTCGCAGTAATCATGTGGATTGTTACAACATCTATTGCAGTTTTTGCATCTGATGAAACACCCGATTGTGATGTGACATTAGAGCGTGACTTCACATGGAACGCTCGTGAGTTCGCAGTGCTCAATCCAACCAAGACGCTTGCAGATTGCCGTCATTACCAAAGCGTTGTTCTCAATGAGAACGGCACATGGGAATGGTACGACCCATACATGGACTCATAGAAAGGATTGATTATGGTTTTTTTATTTGTTATTGCAGTAACGCTTGCAGTTCTAATAGCAATAGTTCGTGACGATAGATGGTGGTGAACACTTATCTATTACTAATCAAACGAACGAGACACTGGTAAGTCGCATTGCAAACAATCGTAATGTGCAAGTGTCTTTTTTGTTTTTCTCTTGACGATGTACGCAGATGAAAGATGACCACCACCTTCGTACTCACTCAACAATGCTTGATGCGTTTTTATCTCTTCGCTGTTGAGACCTAAGTCCTCGGCGCAGTACGCACAGATGTAGCCATCGGCAATCTCGTCATAGATGACAGATGTAGTCATGTCATCTTGCTCGTACTCATCAGAGAACTGGTTGGTGCTAGTTGCAAAGTACGGTTGGAGTGCTTTTGTTTTTTTCATTTTTTCCTCTCACCTCTTATGAGGTTGCTTGTGTTTTACAATCGGACATTTTTTCTTACATCTTTTACAAGAGTCCTTGCATCTCTTTATGTCAAAAGTTTTTGTCCGTTACCTATTAGACGTGTCATCGTCTCCGTTTCTGAAAACGATGCTCGCAGTTGATAGAAGCGTCATCTTGATACGAAAACGAAACGACTTATCTATTCAGTAATAGAAAGCAGGCTTCGCTCGGAGAAAGTAAGCGAGTCAGCAACTTTTCTATCTCTACCCCCGTTGCAAGGCAGTTATGCCAGCGCATGGGAGCCCCGATGCTGTTCGCTCCTAACGGGGCTTCTACCTCGCGCGCGTGACGCCGAGAGCAGCAAGCTTGGGGGGTCGCGATAAATAAGCAAGATTTCAGCTGGGAGCTGGGAGCTGGGAGCTGGCGAAATAAGGGATAGATAAGTGGTTTAAATCTTTTACAAAACTGACCGATTGCAAAACGCAACTCCTTGCAAATAAAGGGTTTGCGGTCGTAAAAATGTAGGTTTGTACCTACTTTTGTATAATCCGCGCACGCCCACAACCACCACAACAACCCACAAGGAGCCCACATGAAGCCACACGATAAGAACAGCCGCCCACCTACCTCATTCGTAGGCGGCGCAGGTCATTGGAATAAGCGCGGCAAATCAAAGCCAAAAGATAAAAAGTAATTCGGACAAAGGAAGGAACCACACCCGATGAACACACACCCACACCACGCAGCAGTAGTAGACGCAATCAAGGCGCTACCTGCTTACACAGACCCGCAGACATTCTTTGAGTCAGAACTAGCCGAGTGCTACTCAGACGAGGAGCTTGTAGAAACATTCGGCTGGGACGGAGACAAGGCGCTCACAATCAAGCAGGCGCTCAAAGCAGTCAAGGAGCTTTGCGAGCTTCGTCAAGATGTTTACGGCTGGATTATTGAGGAAGGCGACCGAGAGCGCGAAGCAGAGCAAGAGGCGTACAAGCGCTGGCGCGAAGAACAAGAGGCAGCTAGCCGTTGTGGTTGGCTCGTAGAGCGCTCATGGGAAGCAGCTTTCCCATTCGTGCCGAACCCCGAATACACAGATGAGGAGAACGCCGAACACAGGCAGTGGCACGGTGAAAGCCTCGGTGAACGAGCAGCAGAGTCAGGCAACCGCTACGCAATCGTTGATTGTGGTGCGAAGCTCGCAGATGTCATTCGCAACGGCGTGCGAGTTGGTTGGGAGTGCGAAGCAGGTCACCGTTCCATCAGCATGGAACACATGACGCAAGAGGAGCAGGACGAGCAATACCGCTTGGATTACGAGGACAGCTACTAGCCACCTCTTGGAATAGATAAGTTCTCCCCACGCCCCCACCCCCCCTTCCATCAGGGGCGTGGGGTTTATCGCAGGGACAAGCCCCGTTCGGGTTCGTTTCCGTCGGGGCTCTCATCGTTAGCGCGAAATGTCCGTAGGTCTGTACCTCCCCGGGTACTCTGTGGCCATGACAAAAAAACACTTCACCGATTACACCAAAGCCGAAGCATGGGCCGAGAAAAACAACCTCGCCCTAGAACCCATCGGAACCTGCTGGGAGGAGCACACAGTGGCCTCATGGAAGAGCGATACCACCCGTATCGAAATATGGATTCAGGAGATGGAATACGCAGCAGAGCACGAGCGTGGCGGATACATCCCTTGCCTTGTGGATTGCCCTGTAGTCCTCGTGTGGGACGGCCTAGAGGCCAATGCGCCCTACACGCTCCACCCTGACTTCTGCACGCTCACAGAGGCTCGCAAGGGCTTCGATGAGTTGGTCAGGCAAGCGAGTTAGACACCCGGTGAACTTTTTCTCCCCGGCACGAAATTCCCTGCCGGGGAGAAATTCCGGCGGGTTTTTTCTTCACCGGAATTTCTTGCCGGAATCGGAAAGATTTTGCGCTAATGGTAGAAGCCCCGTTCTCGTTCGTTCTCTATTGTTTCGAACGGGGCTCTCATCGGCTCGGGTGTTCGGCGCGAACAACACGCGATGGGGGTTGTGATAGATAAGTGTAGGTCTGTACCTGACCAGGTACGATGCTTGTACGGCGGGAAGTACCCGCCCATGAAGGGAAAGTCATGAAGCAAGTAACAATCACATGGAAAGCGTTCGGCGAACCAACATCGGCTGCACTCGCGCTTGACACGAGCGCAAGCGCGTTGGAGATATGCGATGCAATATTCCACCAAACGAATGTTTACGCTGGTCCGATATGGGACGAACTGGAACCGCTCCTGCCAGCCACACGCACACACACTGCGCTTTCAGTTGGAGACGAAGTCACAGTTGATGGCGAAGTGATTCGGTGCGAGCCAATGGGTTGGGCTACCAGGTTCATCGCTGACGCTCTTACTGAATAGATAAGTCCCCCCAGCGGAGAACCCCACCTCACTCGGGTGGGGTTCTTCCCGTTCTCAAGACAGCCCCGTGGCTGTTCGGCACGAACGGGGCTCTCATCGGCGAGCGAGCGAGAATGATTGGGGGTCGCGATAGAAAAGTTTCCAAAAGAAAAGGTTGCAATCCTGTACCTGCTGTGGTACGATTTCATCAGACCAGTAGAAGGGGTTGACCAATGAGGAAAGAGACACGCTCTCTCAAAAAGAAAGCCGAAGGCCTAGGCATTTCGGTAGATGAATTAGTTGAGGAAATGGAAGTCGGGAATCCCGACAAATCGTTCGTCATAACTGTGGCCTTTGACCGATACAAAGATTTGCGTTCGTTCGCAGACGAAATCGCTCAGAGAATGGGTCTCGCAATTTATCAGGCCGATTCACTTGACCACGAATACAACGGCAGTGTGCGAGACGGAATGTTCGTCCTGCGAGACCCGAACGGTTTCCACGGCAAACCAGACCATTGGAGGGTTGACTAGTGGTGATAGATAAGTCCCCTTGTAGTTCTGTACCTTATGTAGTACGCTCTGTTCAGACCACGGAAGGGGTTTCCATGATAACAACGGAAAAATTCGAGATGCTCAAAGAGCAACTGGAAGCATCAACAGACCAGATGAAGAAAATGGTAGAGGCGCTAAGAACGCCAACACCATGCGATTGCTGCTTCTCAGACGAGGAGAACGCTGAGAATTATCGCGATTTTGAGAACGCAGTTCGCGACCTCTCTAACGAATGTCAAGAGATTGCGATGAAGGCCTACGATTGCTACATGGCCATCACCCGCGCTCCACTGGAAATTGCGCTCGCACAACTGGATGCGATGCAAGAGGGCTACCGCCTCCTCGCCGAACAATAGGTAATAGATAAGTCCCCCGAGCACCCCCCGCTCGGGGGATTTTCTTTGCCCGTGACCCAGCCCGTACTTGTAATAGATAAGTCCCCTGTTGTGATGAAGCCCCGTCTTCGGCGGAGTCCGTTCGTCTCCGACGGGGCTCTCATCGGCGAGCGAGCGAGAGTGCATTGGGGGTCGTGATAAAAAAGTGTAGGTCTGTACCTAGTGCAGTACAGTGTGGTCATACCAACGGAAGGGGTACGAGATGCCAAAGACGGCTCTACAAGTAAAGACCACAGGTGAAGTAGTAATGCTTGACCTAGAGGGTGACGAACTAGCAACACTGCAGAGTGCAGTGGGCGGATACATTGAAGCAATAAACTTCACCAACTCGCTGACTATGTGGTGCAACGAAGAAGGCAAACTAGACGGTCTCTCGCAGAACATCATTGCTCAACACTTCTATGACAATGCATACGGTGCAGGGCGTGACATTATCGTGGGTGATGTTGTATTCACTGGCGGTGCTGATGATGAAGGTGACACAATGGGTCTCCGTGAAGAATTGGTCAAAGACATTCACGAAGTAGCCGAGCGTCTTGCTCGCTCCGCAGTGTTCATCACCAAGGCAGAGACGAAGAAGGTCATGAGCTGGCAAGACCATCTCGGTGACGCTCCTATGACAGAGGAGAATGTGTGGCAGGCAATTGCTGATGCGAATGACCTTGACTACGACGAAATTGCTGACGGCGATTTATTTGAGTGGCTCTAGCGCTCAATTATTGGTAATAGATAAGTGCCAATTGTAGGTCTGAACCTACGGTGGTACTGTGTGGTCACCTAAGGAAAGGGGTACGCAATGTCATCAGACATTACATTCATCAACAGAGTGCAGGAAGCACTCACGGCAGGCAAGGTTATCGGGGACGGGCACACTCTGTTCGCTCCCGAGTTCTACGAGCCGTACTTCACGGCAGAGGAACTCTCTAGCCTTATTCGTAAGCACGAATCTCACGGCTCGTGGAAATCCACCATCTTTGACGAGGACGGCAATGTCATTCCTGAATTAGAGGCTATCTACAATCTAGATTTTCTCTACTGGCTCGCAGGGCAACTCGGAGTGACGGAGCGCACCACAGCGAACGGCAGAGGCTCGCAGGCTCAGCAACTCGTAGGGTACATCAGAGAAATACTGGTCTAACCAACAGAGCCACAACGGCTCCCTACTGAATAGATAAGTCCCCCGAGTGTCATTGCTCGGGGGACTTGTCGTGTCCATGCACATTCGAGTCTTGTATCTGTAATAGATAAGTACCCCGCGCCAAGGAAGCCCCGGGTGACTCCGTTTCACACGGGGCTCTCTTGTGAGATTGTTTAAAGATGTGTAGGATTGCTTAACTATTCAGGAGGACATCATGGGAGAACCAAAGAAGAAAGCCACATCGCGTAAATCGCCGGCTAAGAAAAAAGCCGAGCCAGTAGTGCGTACGGTGACAGTGGGTAACGTGACCAGCACGCAGCCTCTTACGTACGTCACGAGCTTCCCGAAGGTAATTACAAAGTCGACAGATACCCGTATTAAGTCAGTCAACGTAACAATCGTATTTGGAGAAGGCTGAACCGGTGGTGGGGAAAGATGCATGGGGATTCGACCCTTCCGATATGATGGCCCGTATGAAAGAGGAGAAAAAGATGACGTTCGATGAATGGATTAAAGTAGGACTTGAGTCCGGATGGTGTGGTCCACCGGTCTGTTATACCCATGATGGGCTGCCAATGTCCGAAGAAGAAGAGTCAGAATTCGAAGAGGGAGACCCATGCATTCACGTGATTCGTATGTACGAGAGCGAAGAGCACAAGCAATCAATAGAGGACGCACACTCGCCGAGCCAGTGGCGCAATCACTACTCGAAGTAGTTGATGAATTCGTAGCTTTCTTAAGGAACAGCGCAATATTCCACTTGCTAATGAGTCTGCTTGCTGGGTTCATGGGGCTGATGAACACATCAGACTTCATAGCAACGCTACTGATTATATCTGCTGCAGCAAATTCACTTTACGCACTCCATTTGGGTGACGTGAATGGGGTTCTAGATAGATAAGTCGCTGATTAGCAGCAGCGAGTGCGCCCGATGCGCGTTGGACGATGTGCTTTCACAATGTCGCCGGCAAGCTTTACTGCGCTTGATACAGGGGTTGACTTCTTTGCTATTTCCTCAACAACCGGAGCAGTCTCTACTACTGGCTCAACGATTGCCTCGACTACCGGCTCTGGCTCAACTGGAGCAGGCTCAATGATTGGCTCTGGCTCGACTACTGTCTCTTCTTGGACAGGCTCAACTACTTGCTCTTCTGTGGCTTCCGTAACTATTTCGTCTACTTCGACGGTCTCGTTGCCAAATTCATCTGTTTTCTTGCGTGTTGCCATACGTATATTGTAGATGATGGTCACCTGCACTGGTACAACTCCTAGAAAAGGGCATCCTGAATAGACACATTGAGGTTTTTATGGTCACATACATCATGTTTGTATCGATGAAGGTCCTCAACTACGCCGGCAACAGTATTGGTCTTGCCTCTAAGCCAGACGATAGCCAATCTGCTGCACCCATTGTCTTGAGGCCGAAGAGCAAACCCGCACACCTCGCATGTGTAAAGAGGCGGAATTCCACTCACTTGTTAGCCATCCAATCAACCACGTAACCAAAGGAATAATCCTCAAGGGCTTCGTCAGTTCCGCATCCGGAGCAGATTTCTGTTTTGTTGTCCAAACGGGAGAGAGCCCCCGGATATGCGCCCGGATATATATTGTTCGGAATCTGTCCACCACAACGGGGACACTCGTACTTGTTTTCAGTTGCTGTTTCAGTATTTGTATTCATTAGTTTCTCCTAACGTAGGGATGAGTCAAGGTTGTAGTAATCATCAGATAGCCATGAGCGGAAAGATTTAATGTCTTTCTTTTTTACTAACACGGCTATTCCTGTTGAGAATACGTTTGATGTTGGGTCGGCCACTATAGCGACCGGGCATGGTGAATAGATTTCCCCTGCAAGCATAGCGTCTGCCCATTCATTAAAGTTCGCTTTGCGTTCACCGATTGGGTCGCCTCCCCAATTCGCTGTAGTCCACCCAGTGAGTACATTGTCCCACCCTTCGATTGTGGTGTCGTAGTGACCACGCCATCCATCGCTCGATACCCATTCGCGTTTGATGTTGAGTTTGTGGGGGTCCACAGGGTTTCCGAATTCGTTAAAGATGTCAAGGTCGCCGACGTAGATTTTCACTACCTTATCCTCGATTAGGTTGATAGTTGACGCTGACTGGCTGTCACTTTCCCAGCAACTCCAGCAGACATAGTCCTCCTTGACAGAGGCATAGCGACTGTCATCACCACCTTCAGGGTCTATTGGTTCCCTGCACTCTGCGCATACCATTGGTTTCTCCTCCTTGGCTTAATGACTGAATGATACCCATAGGTGCACATTTACGCAAACGCAGTGTAGGATAAATTATGGCTAGTGGGACATGTGCTTCCGTTTCTCCTTTCGGTACCCCCTTCACGTGCATGTCTCGCTAGCCTTTTATCTTGTAAGGGGTGAGGGCTCACAGTATGCGACTTTATTTAGACAACGACGAGATAGTTCTTGACTTTCCGTTCGATAAAGAGCAAGTGAATGAACTCAAAGCAATCTCCGGTGCTCGCTGGGACAAGCTTACGAAATTGTGGCGACTACCTATCACCTCTGTAACCGAAGGAAGAGACTTCGCACTCAAGCACGGGTTTGATGTAACCGTTGATGTAATGAAGTTCACTGTTCCTCAAGACAAGAAGCCATCTGCTGCTCGTGTATGGATAAACGCCGGCAGTATCAGTATTCGTTACCCGTACGAGCGCGTGGCCATTAAAGCAATCAAGCAAATACCCGCAGTGTCTTGGGATGGGGAACAACGAGCGTGGACTGCACCCATGTCATCAGTCAAGAACGTAATTGCGTGGGCTGGAATGTTTAACGTTACGGTTGATAACGAAATCATGGTCGAAGCAACCCATGTAGAAGAAAAGACTAATCAACTCATCGAAGCATCTCGCTCTACTGATGCAGTCATAGCAATAGATAAGTTGCAGGGTGATTTGCTTCCGTATCAAAGAGCCGGTGTGCAGTATGCAGCCAACGCTCGTAGAACATTCATCGCAGACGAGATGGGTCTTGGAAAGACAATTCAGGCAATATGCACTGTTGAGTACGTAATGGATTCGTATCCGGTAGTAGTTGTATGCCCACCGAGCCTTGTACTTAACTGGGCTAAGGAGTGGAATAAGTGGTTACCCGAGAGACGAGTAACTACCGTAACGAATAGGAAAGTGTTTCCAGATGAAGAAACATATGACGTTGTCATCGTTGGTTACAGCAACATCCCTCACTGGGAGAAGAGGCTCACCGGACATCGCTCGTACATTTTCGACGAGAGTCACTATTGTAAGACGCCTACTGCACAACGAACCAAGGCAGCAGTCAAGATAGCCCGTAGTGCTCCGAAGGAAGGTCTTGTTCTCTGTCTTACCGGAACACCCGTGACCAACCGGCCAAACGAATACGCTTCACAACTCGAGATACTCGGAAGACTCAAAGAGTTCGGTGGGTTGTGGGGTTTCTACCGGCGTTATTGTGCTGCGTATCAAGACTCGTTTGGTCAATGGAACATCAGTGGGAACTCTCACTTAGATGAACTCAACGACAGACTACGTGGAGCGTGTTACATACGCCGAACAAAAGACCAAGTTCTTTCCGAGTTGCCACCCGTAGTCCATAGCCGGCTTGTCGTCGAAGGAAGCTCGGCCGGAATGAAGGAGTATGTCAAGGCAGAAAAGGACATCTTGTTCTACATCGCTGAACGCGCACGGCAACTTGCTATAGAACGAGGCGAGCCGTCTCACAAAGCAGCGATGGCTGCAATGATTAGAGCCGAAGCCAATGAACACCTCGTTCGGTTGTCCATACTTAGAAGACTTGCTGCCAAAGCGAAGATGGATTCCGTACACGAATGGGTTGATGCGCACCTAGAGGACGGCAAGAAGGTAGTGATTGCTGCTCACCACAGAGAGATAGTCGACGAGTTGTCTAATAAGTACGGCAATCTACGTATCCAAGGAGGGATGTCCGTAGAGGAAGTCGAACTAAACAAGAAGAAGTTCCAAGAGTTAGGCGTCGACAAGGCACCCGTAATCGTTTTGTCGATGCAGGCAGCAAAGACCGGACACACGTTGACTGCTTCGGAGAACTGTCTGTTCGTGGAACTCCCGTGGACACCCGCGGACGTAGACCAAACTTACAGCAGATTGCACAGACTGGGACAAAAGGGCAGCGTGACGGCGACTTATCTATTAGCAGCCGGAACAATCGATGAAGATATTTACGATTTAATAGATAAAAAGCGTTCCGTAGTCGATGCAGCCGTAGAAGGTGGCGAAGTATCTAGCGTAAATGGCACCGTACAGATGATTATGGGCCTATTTGATAGGGCTCGCTAGGGCTTTGGAGCGTCTTCTGACTCGTTAGTATCGACGCCATTGACGATTTCTGCGGCTATTAGCTTGGAGTATTTTCTCCGTAAGCGCCAAATCTTCTTGTTCATCTCCATTAGGCGGTTACTCATACGTGCCTTTATGACAGCATCGTCGTCGAACACCCCGTGGTTATCAAAGAGGGCATCATGAAGGTCAGCATCCTCAAGGATTATGTCTGAAATCCACCCAGCACGCTTATCGATAGCGAGCATCAATTCACACATGCCTTCAACGCCGAACTCTTTCCAGAGACGATTGACAACGATAGAGCAGAAGTGTGACCGGTACATCTTTTCTGCCTTACTTGATTGAGACATGAAGTCCGATAGCCATACCGCTAACTCTTCAGTGGTTGGGGCATCGTCGTCTTCTGAGTCGAAGTCATAGAAACGTTCATTATCACTATTGTTGTCCATGATGCCTCACTTAATCTCGTGATACACAATGATACAGCGTAATGATGTTAGATAGACGACAAGAGGAAATGTTGCGACTTCAGCTTAGCTCTTGTCACCCATGAGTTCGAATCCATTGATGCGAGCGCGCGTTCACGTATGGACGCGTCACGGTAATGGTCAAGGTATTCACCGATTGCGTTAACAGCAGACCACCCGTTGTACCCGTAGCCTTTTGCGTTGTTCTGGTTTTCGTAGACTCCACGAACAAGTGACATTACGTTGTCATGGTTCTTCTTCTGTCTCTCCGTGGCCCCTGAATCAATAGGAAATGTAGCGATAAGTAAGTCATTGAGAAGCTTAGAGCGTGGTGCTACCGGAATGGCCAACAAACGTTCTGCCGTCTGCGTGAATTGGCGTGCCCATTCGTTAGAGATGTTGAGTACTTCGTTAGCCTCTTCCATTACTCTGTCAGCGTTGCGTGTGTGGCGAGCAGTAAACACCCGTTTGGCACCCGTGATGCCTGCGGTCACTGTGTTCTTGCAAACGGCTCTAATTGATGTATTCGCAAAGGTGATAGCGGTCTTGCCATCGTGACCATTGTGTACAAGTAGGTAACGAGCAATCTCATCATTAATACCCTTTGGGTCAATAACGAGAGCGCCTAGGTCTATGGATGAGAAGAACTCTCTGCCACCATTAAGCACTCCACAAGTATCAACAACGGCATCACCAGATGAAGCGCCGGCTATGGCAAGGGCGTAATCAAGACATTCACGGTTCTGCTGCACCACATACCGTGTGCCTACCGTAGCCAATCCATCAAAGGTTCCATTCGGGTTGACTCTTACCGTGGCTCTACTGTCAGGAACTAGGACAGGCGTACCATCGGAGTTGCGAATAGGTTCACCATTGTCATCGCACACAGCAACACGCGTGGTCACTACATCAAAATCTGCCTGAGCAGCGGTAAGCATTGCTTCGGCGGTTTGGAGTCCCTTCATAGGGGTTCCGAGTCTGTGCCAAGGGATTTCTCTATCAGCAAAAGCCATTCGTGCTGTGCCGTCTGATTCGATTTCTAGTTGATGAGCCATAACGTGTCCGTCTCTCTATATGTTTAGATAAATCTATCTGAATGAAGTTTACACAACAGGGACGTCTGTGGTGTTTAATCCTCGAGTTTAGAAATGTTTAGTCCTCGAGTTTAGAAATGTTTAGTCCTCGGATTTAGAAGAGGAACGCCTGTATGGGTAGGCGGGGTGATTGCGCTTGGCTGATTGCTTAGCATCCTCAACTTCGTTATAGATAACAAGGCCTCCTAGCGTTGCGCCTATGGTGCCTACTAGCAACAACACTATACCCGTGGCTACTTTCATGAAGTCAGCCATTGCGTAACCAAGCACTATCGAGAAGATACCAAGTGCAGGCAATGCGATAAGCATTATCCCTACTATGTGAAACACGGTGTATGGGTCGATGCCGTTCTTTACTGACGAGTTCATATCGTCAATCCAATCGATAAACCTATCGAACGAATGGCGTGTGTCAATGTCTTTCATGATTCTCCTTATTTTCATCATCACTGTACAGCATCCTAATAGATAAGCTATGCTTTCACTATGCCAGTACTTTACGGTCACCCAGAAAAAAGCGAGAGAACTATGAGTTCATATGTAGAGCAATACGCTAAATGGTTTGACATGCATGATATGGACTTCGAAGCAACCAATCGCTCAGGGGTATGGGTAGTGAGTGCATGGAGTAGAGGCATGGCATCATCACTAGACGATGTGCCATGGGGGCAGAGCGGTCAATGTGACTCCCTTAATGAAGCACTACTGTATTGCTACATGGACACCAAAGAGTGGATGCGTAAGTACAGAGGTACTACGTCACCCGTGGCATAAGAAATCGGACTAACCGTTCGCCTCAGGCTGGTCGTCATGCCACACGCCATCAGGCCACGATGACTGGGTATGGACGCCATACTCAAATCGACCGAACAGTTCAGTGCCTCGCCAAGCGTGCCTACAGCACGGCTCTTCACCATCTTCTCTTGACACCACATGACACGATGGTCCTACCGTCTCTCCCAATAGAGGGAATACGGCAAGGAACTTCGCAACACAGTCATGACACATAATCCACTGACGAGGACGTCTATCGCCTAGTAGTACAGGCATGTTGTCATCGAAGCCACCATAGTAACCAAAGGTGTCGAAGGGTAAGACCCAACCATTATCAGGGTACAACTCCTGTTGAGTGCATGGTACTGATGTATGGCATGCTGAACAGAGCACTGTGTTTGTTGTGGTCATGATGTGGGTACTTATCTATCTAGTGTCTATGCACGGGGGTTGATGAATCTTTGCGCCACTTCATCATGTTGTAGGCATGTGTTATCCACCACATGAGGGACATGGCTATGAAGCCGGGCTTATCATGACTGATGCTGTACACAAACCATGGCACGCTATGTAGTAGGACAATCAACCATCCCCACCAATGCAGGCGTCCAACGGCGAACATGCCACATACACCTACTATCTCCATTGCGAAGAGGAACCAAGTCCATCCTGTATCACCCATGGCTACCCGTGGCTGTTGCGTCGATGTTTGAGCGAGAGGGTCTAAGGGCTTCGACCACCTGAATGAGCAACGTCATTAGGTGTTGGTCGGCATAAGGGTGAGGGGGATTAGTACCTAACGTCCTCTTGTGTTCATTGATGAAGGTGTCAAGAGCGTCGTGTTGACTACCTGATGAGGCATGTGTGGTATTCATTGACTGTGATACTACACCAATAGGTACAGACCTACACGGGGGTCGTCAAGAAAGGCGATTACTTGATGAAGCCATTAGACGTCATCCTTATCAGTGATGAGTAAGCGAACTGCCTTCGCTCGGTCACTTCTCTCAACGCCCTCTCTCTGTATGCCTTATCCATTAGGGCGAAGGACGTTTCAGAGATGTGTATGTCGAGCTCTCTCTCTGCGTCAAGCATGAGCGAGTTGAGGCTGAACTGTCCATCGGCTGTCATAGGGGTGACGTTGTGTTCAGCACAGGCATCAAAGACCTTAGTCATAAAGAGAGAGGCGAGATGCCAACGAGTCAACTCCTCGTGCTTAGAGGGGTGCTTCTTCTGTTTACCACGTCCTACTAAGTAGGAAGCGATGGTCTTAGAGAGAGACGATGTGTCAACGTAGAAGGCGATAGGTGTCATGAGATAGGCACTCTATCACTACTAGGGGTATCGGTCCCTGTTATCGCATCGGGTCATCGTGTATGTGGATGAGGTGATGTGTGTGCAAAAGCGTACCTATTAGGCACGCTTCTACACGATGTGAGGGTATGGAGGTGAAGGATGAGGGAGGGGAGGGTGAGATGGGGTTGAGGTACGGGGGTACATAGAGGGGGACTTATCTATCTCAACACCCGTAGCCACCCGTAGCCTTGCGAAACGTGTTGGGTCAAGGTGACGAGGGCGAGGGGGTAAGCGATGAAGGGGTGTGATGGTTACCTCATTAGACAAGGGGTACGTACCCCTATCTCCATACGGTGTCATCCTTCGTTGCCCCTGCCTCGGGCGTTACTGATAGCACATCAACGAACGAACCATGTGACAACAAGTCGTGCACCAACATGATTGCTTCAGCTTCTGACGTTGGTCTCTCAAGGTCATTGCGTTTACGTATTGCGATAGTCAATCGGTATGTATCACTCATGCGTTACACCATACACTCTTAAGCATTGCGGATACGGCATGCGCTTGGGCGTGTGTAACACAAGGTATGTGACGAATGATGTGTGTGCCTGAGGGGTGCGATAACCACACCTCTACTGATGTGTCTATTACATTGATGAGCATTACGTTGTGTGTCATCACGAGTGTTGTGAGGTCATCATCACTATCAATCATGCTGTCAATCGTTGGAGTATTTATTGTCATAAGAGTAAAGTACTCTAAGGGTGTATCACGGGTGATACAACACGAAGTGACGAATGATTGTCATGAGGTGATGTGGTTGGTATCGTCTCTCACCATGCTTGACACAACCATCGTCTCATTCGTCCTCGTCACGGCGTGCGCTGTAGCCATGGTGGTGGGGCTGAGGTCACTCAAATAAAAAATGTGTATAGGGTGCACTCCCTGTGGTGGGAGGCCCTAGTGAGCCCCGCAAACTTTATCGGTATCCCGTACCCGGGTGGGTAGCTACAAATCAAAAAATAGAGCTGGCTGTTGTTTGTTTAAATTTATCCAAAGTTATGTGTCGTGCTTGTCTTTATGATGGTGGTACGATGTGCTGATGTTTGATGGTCCTGTGAAGCCTGCGTATTTGGCGTTTGTGGCCGGCGTCGATGAGGCGTTTGTAAGTTCGGGTCTACGATATGGGCAGGTGTACTTCAATCGGTTGTGTGAGGTGGTTCCAGAGGCTGCTGAGAGGCTCAGGGGGACCAGTAGTGACCCCTTCTATTCTGATGAGGTGTCTGATATCACTCATGAGCTTGTTGAACTATTTTTTTAATTTGTTTGTTTTTTATTAGTTGTTTAGATATTGTTTCTGGCATGTTCTGGTTATGGTTCTCCTTGTTTGTTCTCTGGGTGTGGTTCGTCACCGCAGACCAGTAATTGTTACTCCTTACACTGTTTTGTAACCCTTATTGATATTTCCGCAGGTATTGCGTGGATGGCTCATTTGAAAGTGCCGGCGATGAACTTCCCTGAGCTTTTTGGACCCCCTCTAAATATCAACAAACGGGGCATTACTGGGATAAATTTACCCAAATTCTAAAAATTTTTTTGAAGGTTTCTAACCCTTTACTAGTAAGGCTTTCAGAGCCATATTTGGGGTCTCGCGGGGGTGGGGGTGCCCGCTCCGCAGGTGGTGACTGTATAATAGTTGGTACCCCGAACGAGGGCGCTCGCATACTACAAGAGCTTATTATCCGCCTATGACAGGAGAAATCATTGTCTAAGTACCGTCGTTTCCTAACATCCCTTTTAATTACATCTTGCGTTTCCGTAAGTGTTGTTGACGCTGCGGGCGTCAAGACTGGGGGTGATAGTTCAACAACGAGTACCTCAGCGGTTTCCGTAATCAACCCTGCTGTGCAGAACAAGGTGAACGTGATGGCTGTCAGCACAATGCATCCCGAACTAGTGGTTCAGCTACGTTCTAAAAAGGGTGGTTCCATCAAGTTCTGGGAGGCTGTCTCCTGGTGTGAGACTAACCACAACTGGGAAAACGGTGGATATTTCTCTGGCGGTTTGGGAATGGCTCAGTCTGTCTGGGAGGGATATGGCGGACGTCAGTTTGCTTCCCGTCCACCTAAGGCAACCAAGGAAGAGCAGATTATTGTTGCGAACCGTATGGCGTTTTTTGGATATCAAACAAGAAATGTATTTCGTACGCTTGATGACAAGCTGAACAACAGGCCTTTCTTTCGCCCAGCCGTTGGTTGGCGTAACTCTAGTAACTGGGGTAGGACATGTGTTAACTGGAAGACCCGCAAACCTACGCGAGATAGATACACCGAAGCCGGAATGACTGAGTGGTTAAAGACGCGCCCTAGTAGTGAAACAAAGAGTTCTGTTCCCTCGGGAAGCGTTAGTAAATCAAGCGTGTCATCCACGGTTAGTCACTCAAGTGACAAAACTAAAAGGTGCCCCAAATGGGAAGCTCAGTTACGCGCAAATGGCCTTGTTCCAGTAGATAGGTTTTCTTATATTATGTGGCGTGAAAGTAGATGCACCGAAAAGGTTGTGTCTAAATTAAACAGTAACGGCACAAGAGATTACGGCTTACTGCAGATTAATAGCTCATGGAAAACAGTGACTGCACAAGTGTGCGGTTCTAAGTTTGGCGACCTAAAAGTGTTGTTGAATAGCAAGTGCAATTTAAAGGTTGCTCGTTACTTGTTTAATAACGGTGGGGCTCATCACTGGGCTAGTAATTCAGGCAGTAACTAAATACATAAAGACATGTTGATTCAGGATAAATTTATCTGAATACTTATTGTTTGTTTCTAGTTAGTTCTAGGCCCATGGAGTGAGCGAAAGCTCTAGCTTCATCGGGGGAAATAAAAGAACCAGCTCTATATGAGGTTCCATTACGCAACCTCAGCAGAATCCATTCATCTACATCAGCAAGCTTCATTACGTGAAACGAATCTTCGCCTTTTATTTTTATTCCATCTGAAGAGAAGTCGTAAGACATTTGTTATTTTTCCTTGGAGAGGATAAATTCAGCTAAAAAAGCGGCAGCGTCTGCTATCTCTGCTGGTTCTGGGTCGTGTAATAAAACATTAGACAGGTGAGACGCTAGTGTATCCGCATCACGGAGAGCGTCGTTTAGCGCAGTGCGCGCCTCAATAAGCTCTAGCTTTAAGCTGAACGCACGAGACTCTGCATCTCTTAGTGCTTTTTGTTCAGGACTGCTTGGTACTGAGTGTAAATTTTCCAAATTTGTCTCGGCTGATTGTTTCATCTTTTTTTGCCATTTCTTCATATCTATCAAGCGTCCAAAAGACCCTATGCCAATTCTTCATGCTTGAAGAATCATCTTCCAATACCTTTATAGCATGAGCAAGTTGGTGCGCAATAGCTTTCCAGTCTTGGCCCTGTATGTTTTGGTTATTAACTATGGTTGTCATTAGATTCGCCTGTTTTTTCTGCTTCAATCCAGACCCTGGCCCCACATTTATCTGGAGTTTCTGACTGGACTACCGTTGCTGCAACATTATTACAATGTGGACATACTATGTCAAGCGTTCTCTGATGCTTTGAACCCTTGTATGTTCTATCAATGATTGCAGCAAGACCTTTTTTAATGTTTTGCTGATGAACGTGAATGATGTGTTTCATTCTTCGTCAGCGTAATCTTCTAGATTACAAATGATTCTTTCTTTCTCTTCCTCTGTCATGAGTAAAGACTTATCACTCACTTTGTAAACCCACTCACCATCTTCTCGCATGTAGATGTCAAGAAGTCCAGCTTTGACCATTAAGCCAAGGTCCCTTGCAAGCTCTTCTTTTCTATAAGTCTCATCACTCATTTGTTTATTCCTTTTTATTACTATTAGTGGGCCCTCTGGGACTTGAACCCAGGACTGACGGATTATGAGTCCGGCGCTCTAACCAACTGAGCTAAGGGCCCGTATTTTTTCTTAGTGGGCTAGACGGGGATTGAACCCGCGACCGCCATTTTATAAGAATGGTGCTCTTACCGCTGAGCTACTAACCCTAAAGGTTAGCTGTATATTCGCCAAGTGGTATTCGTTTCGGGGTCACTATTTCCATCCCAGTAGGTTGGTATTTCTCCGAGAATAGTAGCTGCGTTATGTATGTCTAAGTCCATTTTGGGCAGCTCTGTGTCTAGCTCAGCAAGCCATCCAGCGGCAAAATAATCTTCTGACCGTGCAGACATTACTTCCGGCATCCATGTTTTTATGATTTTTGTTAATTGCAAATTTTCTGCATTAGCTTGCGAAAGTTTCTCCTCAAGAAAATGACAATGGTCAACCCAAAACTTGAGAGCTCTACGTTCTTCTATCCGTTTTTGTGCTGGCGGAAGGTCGGGCATTTCCATTTTATTTTTGCTCCATATTTGAAATGGCTTTATTCATTCCGTCAACTATCTTGGCCTTCGATAGGCCGGAAGAAGTTTGTACTTTGTCAACGAAATTACCGTCTTTAAAAACTAGTAGCGCAGGTATCGACCTGATTTCAAATCTTGCTGCTAATTCAGGAAACGCGTCTACGTCAACCTTCGCAATAGAGAAAGAGTCATTCATTTCTCCTGAGAGCTCGTCAATAATCGGCGCAATCATTTTGCACGGTCCGCACCATTCGGCCCAGAAGTCAATAAGTACTGGATTTGTTGATGATTTAACAAATTCATCAAAAGTTTCGGAAGTTAGCTGAATAGTCATATTGCTCCAATTTTTCTAATAGTGTAGGTGCTAATCATACTGAGGGTTAGTTAACAAATCAACTACGTCGGTTTCCATTATCAGAAAACCTTTTGCTGGGTTATCTGAACCACCGAAGTTTCGTTTCGTTGCATCGCTGTATTTGTTTTTGTTAGACCGTAGATAATTTTTAAGGCGAGAAACGGAAATTACAACGAACGCATTGTCTGGCGAGTATACGTAAACCCACCACTTTGCAGTAGTCACGTTTATTCCACTTTTGACCCACACTGGGGTGCCCTCGGAATCCTTAATTCCACGTGGATTTTGTTCTGTCTCAACAACCATCCGGCCGTTTCTGTATCTATCAGATTTAACCTCAAAAGCTCCACCGGATAGAGCGTCTAAAAAACCTTTTATGGTTTCTTCGCCGGCTTCGCCGAACTTTAAGTCTTTTACAAAGTCAAAAGTTCTTCCTGGTATGTCGAACTCTTTAGATGTCATTTTTCTACTCTACAAAGTCAGAAGGATTTTGCAAAGATATTCTAACGAATATTTCTTTTGAGACTTCATTAAAGTCAATAACTTCCAGCCCCATGGACTCGACCAACCTTTCGGCTAGGTCTTCAATAGAGAACTTGAGTTCGGCACCAGCTATGGTATCTATCTTGTTGAAGTCCGTGAATATGAGAATAGTGTCCACTATCTGGTCGATTATTGCCAGTCTGGCTTCATGGGAAAATTTATTCTCTGTCATGTTGACATCCTACACCCATGCCGATAATGTGTACATCAGTCCCTAGTATGGAGGAAAGAAATATGAATATGGCACCAGTCACTATTGTTGGAAATCTCACAGATGAACCACAATTGACCTTTACAACGAACGGTCAGGCACGATTGTCCTTTTCCGTAGCAACAAATCATGTCTGGTATGACCAGAGCAATGAAAAGCAGGAAAAGGCAAGTTACATCAACGTAACTGCATGGCGTTACCTCGCAGAGAACTCTGCTCGTACCCTTGAAAAAGGAATCGGCGTTGTTATCTACGGTCGCCTTGAGCAGCGCTCATACGACGACAAAGAGGGAAACAAGCGTTCCATCGTTGAAATCGTTGCAGACGAAATCGCCATCGCAACCAAGTCTCTTGAAACAATTGAGCGCCGCCGTGGAAACGGTGGAGAAGGTTCTGCCGCAGGAGCTCCTGCACAGCGCTCAAATCAGCAGGGTGGGGCACCTCGCCGCAGCCGTCCAGTTACCGCCAGTGCTGGCGTCTCAGGCTCCTCTAACGAGGGAATGGATGAACCCTTCTAGGTCCTCCTAAGGAAAACTTAAGAAGCGCTCGGGAACCAGAGATGGGGAACGAGCGCTTTTTTTGTGCGCTAAATTATTTTATAAGAATGTTGTCATCTTTAAAAAATGCTACTAATATCTAAACAACTACAAATAAACCCATTGAAAGGGGAATATATGTCAGAGTATGAAAAACTCAAGCAAAAGGGAATCATGAGCCGAGGACGCCCTCGCCATACTCCAGAACAACAAGAACAGTCTCGTGTTCTTAACTCGTTCAGACAAGAAGCACGCCGTAGGGCTCACCTGGTCCTCAAGGAGCGCCACACTGAAGAGTTCGAAGAGATTTATCTTGCGGAATTAAAAGACCTGCAAAAAGCAACTCGTCAAATTCGGGACAGAGTTAAGACTTCTCGGAAGAAGTAGACTCTTCCTCGTCTTCTAACTTTTTACGCTTCTTTGAATGTTCATAGATAGCAATTAAGTCCATTTTATTCTGAAAACTGTTATCGCGCATTAGTCCATCTAGTGCAGCAGCTTCACCAAGCACTTTTATATCTGCGTCGGTATTGAAGGTTGTCATTATTCTTTGCTTCCTCGATTGGGGCGTTTATAGACACGTTTTTTGGAAGCACCAAATTCAACATCCACCCAGTCGTCAAAGTCTTCATAGTCTCCAGGACTGCTTTTTACATAACGCTCATAAAGAGACAGTAATTCGATGTATTCGTCGTCGTCTTCGTCAAAGCTGCGTCCCATGATTATTTCTCTTTAGGCTGTTCGTCGGGCTGCATGAAGGCTTGTTCAAATTGAAACATCTCTGCGGGTTCTAAAGAGTAGACCCATGGATGCTCGTTAGCTATTTTCCTGATAGCAATATTTCTTTCTGGCTGTTCTTGTGGAACATTGAAATATTTAACTATGTCGACAAACGTTTCCAGTCCTGGTATGTCTAGTCTTACGGACTTTAACCAGTCTGCGTTTTCTGTATTGTTATCTATGTTTGTCATAAGGGTATTGTCAAAGTCTATATCTATACGGTGTCAAGTTATTGGAAAGATTTATTGGGCTCTTCAACCATGTCCCAGGAACTCCTGGACAATAAGTCGTCCACGTTTACATCAATTCTCTTCCCGTTGCCCATGATTACATAACCAAGGCGTATCTTTCCGGAGATGGTTTCTTCTTCTGAATCAACAAACAGCTTGTCGTTGTCCCTTTTTGCTATTAGTTTGTTCATTTTTTGCCTCCATCACGAAGTACTTGTATCAATTCAGATAAGGCCCTTTTTGTTCTGGATGCTTTTTCTCCACTTGCTTCATTCATGGCCATGTTTATGCCGAACGAAGAGATAGCTCTAGTCTCTTCTTCGTATCCTTTTTCGCCAATTTTCTTACTAGGAAGCATCCTATAATCCCATCGTCTTTAGTTCTTCTACGGTTAATCCAAGGAACTCTGAAAGCATATCGTAGTGCTCTGCTTTGAGCCTTCTTAGTCCTTCGTTTGCTGGAGCCGTAGCGTAAGCTATTGCTTCCGCTATGTATTCCGCCCTGTTGGTTGCAGCGTAATCGCTTATTTGCTTAGCTAGTGATGAATCGTATTCTGAAAGCATGTTTACCATTGAGGAAAGTTCGTCTTCAATTTCGGAACTACTTCTTCCGGCTTTTAGTTCGTCTTTTGCCCACGAGGTGGCGGCTTTTAGTTCTTTATAGATTCCATCTAAATCTTCTGATTCACGTTTGAATGCAGCTTTATTTGTCTTTTTAGCCATAGCGTGGATTGCGTGTCCAAGTTCGTGACGTATTACGTACTCTCCGGTAAGGTTTGTCCCCGGAATATAGTCCTTAAGGACTTTGTCTGGGAATGCTATGAAGCCATAAGACGGTGTGTATACCCCGCCTCCGGCGTACCAGTTAGTTGGCTCTAGGTCGGATTCAAAAATAAACCCTTGCTTGAGCCCAAAGTCAGTTAGAAGCATTGGTGGTATGTCAAATCTTCCGAGCATGTTTCTCAATGATGGTGAATTGCTTAGTGTCAATTCAACTTTTTTCTGAAGTTCTTTTTGTTTATCCCAATTAATTTCTAGTTCTTCAATGAGTTTATTAATTTTTCTAATACTCTTGTTTGAATTCTTTGTGTGCGGAGAACTTCTCAATATTGATGCAAGCTCTTCAGGGGAAGACGGAACGGCTCTGATTGATAATTCATTTGCAGAATAAGCAACATATTCAGCGTCGCTGCGAGGTTTTGCTCCTGGACGGCCTTTGCGAAGCCTCCTATTTGACCTGCCGCTACTTAATCGCGTGGATTCAGGAGAGGAATCTCCTGCCTGTTCTCCTCCAGCATTGAGTATGTAATCTTCATCGAATGCGCCAGGGGTACCGCCGTAGTCTATGTCGTATTCAGAAACCGCAGGTATGCCTAGACGTCTTGATAGCGCTTGAAGTTTTTCTCCTTCGTCTGGGTTTTCTCCGGTGTAATCATCCCTTACTATGATGTAGGCAATATCGTCTAGCGAAATTCCGCCCTCGCCGGGATGTACCTGTGCTTCGACTGGATAGTCGAAAGTGTCTTTTTCTCCAGCGTTTCTCAACATCATCATGTTTATATCAGGAGAGTTCATTGCTGACGTTGTTCCCATTAAGCTGAGGGAGTCTGATTCTGTTACGGTTGTTCTGTCTTCATTTCCTGGCTTGAGGACTAATAGGTAGTTGCCGTACTGCTGACCAGAACCAGCCACTTCTTCAGTTACTCCACCATATGCAGCCATTCCATAGATTGGTCTGAATTCTGGAGCCATATCTGGTGGATATCCAAACAGTGTTACTTCCGCTTGCTGTCTAGCTTGAGGATTGTAATGTCCATTGCTTCTGCCTGTTTCAAACTGACTAAGAAGTTTTTTGTTTTTTATAAGACCGCTTATTGCTTCTTTGTCTACAGCAACGACTACGCGATTATAATCCATTGGCCCTGGCTGGAAATAATCTCCACCCATGCCAACGAGTTCTTTTGCGTATTTATCGTATTCGCTTACCAAGTCTTCAACGGTACCTCTAACACGCATGTCCGCGGACATTATTATTTTTTTACGTTCATTTTCTAGATACTTAGCGCGTGTTATGTGTATCCCGGCACGAAGAACCAAGCCTTTGGCAATGGTTTCAGCATCCCATTCCATCATTTGAGGGTCTCTAGATAAAACTATTCCTGTTATTTTGTCAATTGCTGGACCGATGCGTTCACTGAATGGAGACCTCTCTCTAATACGTGCCCATGGCCCCTTTGAAGTTTCTAGTAGGAATGGGTTAATTTCTTCTCCGTCGAATGCTTTTTTAAAACGAGGGTCATCGAGTACACCATCAATTAGTTCACCAATAACAGCACCTATTTTAGGGTCTATAGTTTCGTCCAGAAGCCAAGATACTGGTCTTCCTTCTTTTCTTGCGATAGCAATATCTTCGGTTGGTTCCTTCAGTGACCTTGGATAGGCAGCAACAAGGGCTTTGGCGTGTTCGTTACTTACGTGCTCGGTTAGTCCGGACGAAAGCTTTTTTCCAGCGTTTTTCCCAACCGATTCTCTTTGTCCGTCAAGAACTTCCGGAGTGGCGGAAGCGGCAAAAGCTCTGCCATCCGGGGATAATGCATCAGAGTGTTGAAGGTTCTGTTCAGGCCATGTATCCCTGTGAAGGCGCATCATTTCTGATGCTATTCCCGTACGTCTGCGGGTTCTGGCTACGCCAGTCCTTAGGATTTCGCTGTGGTCATCCTCGTTCCACTTTATGGTCGTCATCAGTCCTATCGAATTCTTGGAGTCTTCCATTCGCTTTAGGGCATCTAAGACGTTTACTTCTTCAATAGGAACTGGCCCTTTTTTATCAGTCATCGGATTGAAACCAAGTTTTGTCCAGCTTTCGGAAAGTTTTTGTCTAGCGTCATTTACGCTTCCAGTATCATAAGCAGTTATGGTTCCACCAGCATCAAGAACTACCCAGTAGCTAGTTTCGTTTCCATCTTTAGATGTGTGTTCAATATGTCTTGCTGAAACTATGCCGTAGTAGTTTGCATTCATAACGCTCTCTACTACTTTTTTCTTACCGGACGACATGCGCAGTTCTTGATTTAATTCATCAGGCTGCAGTACTTCTGTTCCGGAAATGGAGCGAGGTTTTACCAGTGTTGATAAGTCCACTTTCTTGTTGCCCTGTTTATAGTTTTTAATAGCTCTAACAATAAGTGCGGGTGTTATCGCATACAGTCTATTCCTGCCTTCATCAAGAGTAACGGAAGAGAATCCAACAAAAGGTCTCTGCATGCCGATTATTTGTTTTTCATAACCAGGTCCAAGCTTGTTGGTCCAGTGTTTGTGTTGTTCTCCACCAATAATCCACTGCGTTCCACGCATGGCGTACTGCCATCTTTGCATCATTACACTGTCATGTACTTTTAAGTCTTTGCCTCTGTTCTCGAAATCCCAATCTCTCGAAAGATTTTCTGCTATGTGTTTAGGGATTATTCGATGCGCGTATCTACCAAAATACCCCCCGGCCAATTCTTCTCCAGTCATGAGTGCGCTCAAGAACTGATTGTCCGCTTCCTCGAGGGCCTTGATGACAGACTTTACATCGACTTGTTCATTCTCAAGTCCTGCAATTCTTTTATGTGCTTCCGATATGAAGTGAGCAACATCCCACCCTCTAGCAGCGAGGTCTATTACTTGGTCTGGACTATTCTGACGAAATTCTTGAGATAGGTTACTAGACAACAATCCAAGTGAATTTCTGTTGTAGTTCCCAGCGTGTATTGTCCCATCAGTAGAAGCTGATTCAATAAACTTTTTTAATTCTTCAATTTGTTTTTCTATTTGATTATTTCTAGCTTTTACATCAGCGACGTTGATATTGTTAAGAGCTTTTGTGTCAGCAGAAGCAACATTAAAACCGTCAGAACCAACAGTTTTTTTAGGGTTAAGGACTCCGCCATCAAGTTCTGATGAGCCTTGATGTATTAAGAATTTTTCTCCATCTGAAGCGCCATTACCGAATAGTTCCCAGTATTTATCTCTATCATTTTGTTTGAGTTCTAATATCTCTCGTGTTTCTTTAAGTAGGTCATCGTACTCTTCTGGAGTTATATCTTCTAGGTCAAGTACGTTTTGTTCAATTCTTATCTTCTTGCTATCATGTTTATATTGCAGCAAGGCTACTTCTTCTTTTAAAAGTCTTGACTTTTCATTAATATCGTCTTCAAATTTCTTAATCCAGTTTTTAACAAAAGAATCACGTTCGGGTTCCTTGTCGCTTCCCGGATATCTAGTCCACGACTCATGTCTTGCAGTAAACGCATCTTCAGCTCGCGTCACTATGTCTGCTTTTAGTAAGTTTTTTGCTTGAGCTTCCGATGAATGTATGGTCGGAGCATTCATGTTTTTATCTGAAGCAACCACAACGTCAAAGTCTCCGCCAAGCCAGTCGCCAGTTTTATTATAATGCTCCAAGGCCTGAGTAAATCTTCTCATATAGGAAGATTGTTCGTCTAGTTTTTCTTTCTCGTAAGAAGTATTAAATCGGGTATCAGCTTTGTACGGAGTTGGTTTTTCCAATACGTCTGTTTCTCCAGATGAAAGCTTCTTGGCCTCGATTTGTTTAGCCATTGAGTCTCTATCAACGTCAACTAATTTTGTAGCAAGTGACTCTCCGTCTGCGCTGTATCGTGTTGCTTCATCAACTCTGAAAACCATCGCCTGCATCGGTCGGCCTAGTATTACTGTTTCATCTTCTTCTAGACACCCAAAGCCAGTAAATGGAGTAGAAAAAATATCTTTAATTGGCACAAAAGCCTTTATGACGTATCCACTTTGGTCATTACCTGGTCTTCTACTGAACGACCTGGCTGTAGCTTCATTGATTGACCAAGACGAAAGTGGCCTCATACGTACTTCACGTATATCCATATCGCCTATGGCTATTGGTTCTCCAAACGCATTTTCACCAGCAGTAATTCCTCTGTATACAGCAAGATGTGTTATCCCTCTGTCTTCGAAATACTGCTGCGTTGCTTCATGAGATGTTTGCAGGAATTCTCCAACAAATTTTCTTTGCATTTCGCTCAGGACTGGAGCACCATCGAAGTCTTCCATAATCTGTCCTGGGCCAGGGGATGCAACAACTCTGTCCATCCTATATTGATTTCCTCGGTCCCAACCAACAGCACCGTCTACGGAGAACAGTTCTCTGGCTACGTTCTGCATTGATAACGCAACGTCGTTGGAGTCGTTTGCTGATATAGCCCATGTATGAACCAATCCTGATATTAACGCCTGCTTCAGAACCCCTTGCCCTTCTGGGGTATTGGCGTCAAACTCTACAAGACCACGGCTTTTCAACAATTCTTCAGGACTAGGTATTACTTTTTTAATATTTTGTATAGTTAGTTCTTTTAATACTTCTAGGTCTTTTGCGTCGTCCGGCGTATTTTTGTCAATTTTGGCGACCATCAATTCAGACAAGTCTTTGTAATCAGTACCTTTCTTTATTCCGTAGCCTTTTTGCAGTATCTGTTCCCAGTCATCCGGACTATTCATAAGAGAATATGAATCTATTGATATTAAGGTTCCGTCTTTTAGCCTGTATATGCCCAGGTAGTCATTTTCGGGATTGCCTTCTCTTCTTTGACGTGTTTCCCTATTCCCCCACATGTCAAAGTAATACAACTGAGTTTTTATTGCAGTTATATGGTCTCCGGACCAGCGGCGCATTTCAGTTGGACCTATGGAGCCTATTGAATAATCATCCATGGTTTTTTCATACATGTCCCACATGCTTGATTTATCAAAAAGCTCACCAGCAGTCAGTGATTCAAGTTTAGGAATAAAAGATTCGTTCCATATTTTGAGAACGCGCTGTTCTACACTGAAATCTATTCCCGAAGCTACCGAGCCTTTTTTGGGATTGTAAAAAAACTTACTTCCATCGCGCACTCCTTCGAGTGTTCTGTTAAGGATGAGTGATACGTCTCTAAAATTCTCGTCATCAGCAAAACCAACTCCGCTTCCAGGCATTGAAGTCTGAAACATTTTTACAAAATCTTGAGGAGTAAAATCCATAGATTCTGCTATTTTTTTAGAAATCTCTCTTTTAATTTTTGGAGCAGCAAGACTAGAATCAATATCGTATGTTCCAGGAATAGAAACCGCATCGTCAATAAACATCTGCAAGACGTCTTTTTCGTCAGCAGGTTTTGTTGGCGAGTAAGGCTTACGAGTTGTCGGTATTGGAACAAACTTGGCAATCTGTGCTTTTTTCCACTGCGTATCTCTTGATTGAGGAATAGAAGTTTCCGTTATTCTAGAACGGCGCAAACCTTCTATTTCCGAAAGAGCACTTTCTAGTCTTCCGCGACGTTCGTCTCTTACTCCAGGGGAACGCCCAGATGAAAGAATCCGACCAGCCCTGTCGCCATCACGCCATGGCTGATAGGTGTCGTTTCCGCCAAGCAAGGTTGTTACAGCTTTCTTCAAGGAAGGACTAATCATTTCATTTTGTATTTTTTCGTCTGGATGCAGTACGGCGACAATGCCCTCAGCCATGGTTTCTGCCATGTTGACGTTTCCGTATGAAGTGAGCAAACGAGGAACGTCTGGAGTTTCAGAAAACGGAACATCGTTTTCAAACATTGTTATTCTGTCTTGGTCATATGTAAATTTATTAAATTCAGAAGCAACAGCAAGTGCACGAGCATAGTTTGTGTTGCCCTTGTCTTTGCTGCCGTATCTTTGACGTGTATGAATTGTTGTCTTTGGTCCGCCCTCAGAGTCAGCTATGGCCTTGAAGTGCAGCCAGTGACCCCATTCGTGAAGCAGCGTTCCTGCAAGGGAGTTTTCTATTGACTTCTGTCCTTTTACTGGGGACTGACCATTCCATCGAAGAGTGCTTTTGGTTACTGACGGTATTGAGTCATCCAATGCTTCAAGAAACACCTCTTTGTTGAGATAGACGGTGTCCATGTTTGGACTCATTCTTCCTCTTGCCCTAACCGGCTTACCGTCGTTGCGTTGCTTTGCAATCGCTGCAAATTTCTCGCGCACTTCTGGTATTGCTTCATAGGCTGCTATGCCTTCTGGGTCCATGAAGGAGAAAGAAGGAGCTCCGTGGTTTTCAAAAGCCCACTTCATTTGTGGGTTATCTTCAATGGATTGTGCCAGGAGTTCTTGCATGGCTTTTACGTTGTCTGGTGAGAAGTCCGGGGTATCCCAAGGGTTTTTTTGATGAAAATCATCATAGTATTTCTGAAATTTTAATCTAGTAGCAGGGTCTACAACATCAGCGCCAGCGTAGTCGTCGAGCCACATTTGAAAATGTTCTTCACGATTTGAAGGAACCAAAACCTTAGCCATTTGTTCAGAGCTGAGACCTCTTAGCCATGTATTTGTAGTCTTTCTTATCTCGCCGCCAAGCACGCTCTTGTCGCCGTACTTGTAATCCTTGGCTCTGTGTTCTCTTAGAAGTTCGCGCTCGTTGCGACCAATTTCTATTATTGGTCTTTGGGGGGAATCTGGTCTAATTTGTATAGACGGACGTTCCTGCCCTGAAGCAAGTGAGGGTCTGCTGCTCTTTCCCAAAATATCGTGCGCAAGAGCTAATTCAATATCTTCTTCGTTGGCTTCATAAATTGGCTTGCTTCCAGAAGACAGTCGTCCACTAGTAGATGCTGTATCAAGCTTCTTAATAACTGAATTAAAATCACCAGCATATATACGCGTTTCGGAGTCAGATACGCCTTCAATATCGAATACGGTTCTTGGTCGATTACGGTAGCCCATTGTTTCGTTCATATTTAGGTCGGACTCGTCAAGTCTGCCAACCCTGAGCATTCGTTCGGCGGAGTACATCATGTAATGAAGATGCTTAACGACCATTTTTTCTTGAGGCGTTAGAGGTGAGTCTGGGTGGTCCGCAAGGGACATCATGGCAAGGTCGTTTGCCCATTCTCCATGGCGGTCAAAAGCTCTACCGGTTCCGAGATGTCCGAATAGGTCATGGGTGTCTTGAAGTGCCTTGCCATAGAGTCCCATATTGAATTTATGCGGGTCAGTTATTCCACCTATGTAGCCACGAAGATATGTATCCGTGCTGTGGCTGATTCTTGAACCTGGAAGAAAAAGCTCCTCGTCACCCATTAGTTCGCCCGCACGGCGCGTAAGTTCCCTAACAAACTTGCTATGTTTTTTCCACGCTTCAAGATACGGTTCCGGCAATGTATCTTGAGTTAATGCTGGCAAACCAATACTGTCGCTCCTGATGACAAATCCTTTTGGAGCCAACATTTCCAACAGGGGGAATCTTTCCCTCGCCTCGTCGTTTTCAAATTCTAAAGTAGAAGCGTCGTTTTTGTATATTTTTCTTGCAATAATGTTTCCGTCGGAATCTTTCCATACGGAACCATTGAAAACAACCGTATCTTTCATTGCTTCATCAAGTATTGAAATAACGTCATCACGCTTAGGCAACTCGACGGTACGCCAGTCTCGTTTGTCCGGTATCTGTTCTGCCAATTGAGGTATCGGGTCAGCGGAAACAAACGGAATTCCGTCTGAAGAAATATCAATCGATATTGATTCAAGTAGCTGTTTTCCGGTTTCGGAAAACGCATTGTCCACTTCAACGTCAAGTAGTGTTTTCCCAGCAATTTCTTTGGTCAAGCCGGGAATAGCATCTTCAATAGAATATTTCTGTTGTTTTGTTAGTTCTTTTCCTGTCGTTTCTTCTATTTTTTTAATTATTCTCTCGGCAACTTTTTTACCCGTTAAAGACTCTCTAGTTAGTCCTATGTCGGCAGCTTCTTGCTGGGTTACTTCTGTGGGTTCATTAAATGCTTCAACTACATTTGCGCCAGAAGAGAGTCTTGTGCTTTCCCCTTCGTTGCGATTTGAGTATATTTTTTCATCAGAAAATCTTTCGTCTTTCTTTATCTCGTCTATAGCCCTATACATAGCATCAAGAAGAGACATTCCTTCTGCTTTGTATATTTCTCGCAAGCGGGCCATCTCTTCCGATTTTTGACGACTCAATTCTGCGTCAAAATCCATAAGAACATAAGACAGTCCGCTACCGTCTGGATTATGTTCAAGTTTGAATGCTCTGTTTTTAAGCTTGTTTGATTCTTCGAGGCCTTCTAAGACTTTTTTTACTTTATTAACAGCCTTTGTCTGGCCTTCAGTACCCTTTCCTATTTTTCCAATCAATGCGTCTAGGGAGTTATATGCAAGTTCGTCGTCGTATACTTCTATTACAGCTTTTTTGGTTTTCTCGCCGTTTTTGTAAACTGGGCTATACAGGTACCCATATCGTTTTATGTGCTCTAGCTTTAGTTCTTCTTTATAGGCTTCATCTTCTTTGAAACGTTTTCTTCTGACATTTAGTATTTCAAGTGCTTTTGCCCAAGTATCAACATCTGGTCCGAATGCTTCATTTAGTGCTCTAATTTGTGCTTCTTTGTCTATTTGTCCAAAACCATCTTCGGCAGGCTCAAGTCTGTTGTATCGCTTGTATTTTTCGTAAAGTTCCCAATACTTGAATTTCTCCTGCTCAGGGTTGGCAAATTCGAGTGTTTGGTCGAAACTGTCATCATGATTTCCACCTCTGGCTACGGTAAAACGAGTTGATTCTCTGCCAGAAGAAAGTCTTGTGCTTCCCTCTTCTTTCTGGGCTGCAACAAAAGACTCTTTGTCTGATTCAAATTTTTTTACATCGGCGTCAAACTTTTCGCGCTCAAGTCTTAGTTTTTCATCGCGGCGCTTTCTGCTAAGTACAGAAGTGTCCCAGTTGTTTTCTATAGCACCATCAATTATCTTTTGCATTACCTGACTGGTTGCGAAGGCATCAGCGTCTGCGTTGTGATGTCCGTCGCCAAGTTCCACGCCGAGGTATTCGGTAATGGCGGCAAGGCTGCTGGATGGTTTGGTTGTCCCGTCTCTACTACTTACGATATGTGGGCCATCTGGGCTATCTTCGCTCCATACCGGAAGGGTAAGAGAACTTATTTCGCGAGTATCTAAATAACCGCGTGGTGTCCAATCGATACCGCTTTCACGTAAAGCATCATCAAGAACGTTCTTGTCGAAAGTTGCGTTCTGAACGCCGATGATTGCGTCTGGGCCAATAAACTCAGCAACCTGTCTATGCGCTTCAGCCATGGGCATTTGCGTGGCAAGCCATTCATTGGTAATCGGATTACCGTCTGCGTCTTTAAGATTTGCTAAAGACCATTCTCCTAGTGGTTCTTCTGGGTTCATAAACAGATTTAATCTGCCTATTTCTTCCCCATTTTTCATGCGAACTAGGCCAATTTGTGTTGGTTTTCCGTTGGTTGTGGCTTTACCAAACTCGTCAAAATTCAGGCCGGTTGTCTCATAGTCGAGAAATACAATTTCGGCATCGTTGTATTTCTTCTTGAACTCTTCCCATGAATTAGAGTCGCCAAAGTATGAATCTGCTTCACCAAGGAAAGCTCCAAGCGTTGGTTCGCGTGGATATCGTGGAGCCTTGCCGCTAGATAGGCGGTCTCCCATCTGTTCCTCAAGCTGGTTAAATGCTTGAGAATCGTCAACTTCAGGAGCCCGTGAGGTTTTAACTGACAGAACCCTGGCAAGTTCTTCCTTGAGCACATCTCTCTTCCAAACATCTTTATCTTCTTCGCTCTTGCCACTAGGACCACGGTATTCAAATATAACAGGGAGTTTTTCGGACTTGACCAGAACTCTTAGCCATGCTTCATATGGCGTAGTTGATTTATCTGGGATTATTTCTTCTTTAGACAACCCCTTATCCCCGAAGTTTTTGTCAAACCACACATCTGTCATTGCTGGGTTAAACATCTCAACATCGTCAGTTTTAAATACTCCGCCCCTAATGTTAGGAACTACCTCTATGCCATACTCTCGCATTAGTTCATCACGTGATTGCGCCATATCAATCAGGAGACTCACATTGCTTTCGTTATTCTCGTTGTAGTCCTTGCTAAGTTCTCCCAACTCTTTTCTAAACTCTTTTGGTGTAGCAATTATTGCTTGAACTTCTTCAGGCTTGAATCTTCCAAGAACTAATGCTTCTTTGTAACTTGCTGATATGCCATTGTCGGAACTAGCCTCAAATGCTCCGGATGGTGTTGGGTAAGTGTCGCCAGTCTTGTAGTCATAAAGTATGCCAAGTGGACTAAAACTACTAAGAAACACTCCATCTTCACCCAGTGAACTGAGTTGAAGAGGCGCATTGTCTTTCATTGACATATCAACTGTGTCTGCATCAAAAACCCTAGTGCGCTCTGCAACTTCTGGTCGTAGCACAAAATGTGAATCGCCGTACTTTTGTGTTCTGTTCTGCGAAGCCTCTAGTGCTGCTCCTGCAGGACCTTCGTACATAAGTTTAATGTCGTCTCCGTATATTTTTTTAAACTTTTCTTCTCGTGCTAATGCTGTTTTTGAAGTAGTAACATAGCCCGATGATGGTCTAAGTTCTCTTACTTCTGGAGGGTCTTCCACCCCTTCTTCAAACGGTAAACCTAATAGATTGCCTTCAACCTTTCGTCTGGCACTGGTAGTAATAGCATCGCCTATTAGGTTCATAGACTCAATATCAGCTGCTTCTCTTTCTTCTTTGTCATGTTGAGTGAGTATGGTGCGATTGCCCTTAATAAACGAGGCAATGCTTCTTGTCCTTACGAGCACCCGTGTGTCGATAGATTTACCATACGCTTCAGACGCCTTCCTCATGTCTGCATTCAACTGTTCTGGGGTGGCTGTTTTTAGATAAGTTTTAAACTCGTCAATTTTTGCAACCATTTCAGTATCGCCCCTAGCGATATGTATCTGTCTTGATATTTCTAATGCTACGCTCGGAGGAATAGGGTCTCCTTTTGCCCATACTCCAGACTCACGAAGTCTTGCTTGTATGGGGAAAAACGCTGCCTCGGCATCCCTGCCGGTCATCTCCGAAGTAAAAAACTTTCCTTCTGCTACTACTTCGTTTATGTAATCAATAGCCTCTTGCGGAAGAATTGTATCTTTTTTAAAGTAATAGTCAATTTGACGCTTGGCGGACTCTGCTGTTTCTTTTATTCTTGTATCGAGTTTTTCTTTGCTTACTTTTTCTTCAAAGTTCGTGCCGTAACCGAGTCGTTCTTTCAAGGCTCTTAGTTTCCCAAATATTTCCTGCGTATAAGCTGCGGATATATCGGCATTATTTATTTCGGTACCACTAGAAAGTTTTTTGGTTACTTCTGGGTCGTAGCCCCATTCAAGCCAAGAGTCGCCGGCTGTATAAATATCCTTAGCCTTGACTCGCTTCTTTATGATTTGATATTCGCCACGCAGTGCTCCATCGCCGTGCATAACTGCGTACTCTCGAATTGGGGTAACCCAGTCACCGGGGGTTATCTTCATGTCGTCTGGTGGAAGATTCTTTAGTCTCTCTATTTCGTCTCGAACACCCTGAGACCAATCGCTAGGTTCGATACTTCTGCTGGTTCCTTCTGGAAGTTTGCCACGCGCCATATATCTGGCGAGTTGTTTTTCTAGTTTTTCTATCTTTTTACTGTTTGAAAGAGGCACCGCACGATAAATAGTCACCTCGGCATTTGGCTTGCCTTTGTATTGCTTAATCAGGCTGGCGGCTATTGGGTCAAGCTGGTCATCCCCGACACCATAAAAACGTATTGCATCGGCAGAATAGACGTCCTCTGGATAAACTCCACCATCTGCCAACATGTCATGTAGGGGAGCGCCTGCGCCTCTTTCTGGAGCTCCATGCTGGCCTCTGTAGTCCTCGTTAGCGCCCGAAGACATTCTTCTGGCTGTCTCAGTGCCTCTTGTGGGCGAATCTATGCCAATAAAACGTGGATTAGTTGAGCCTTCGTCTACCCAGCCGTCATTGTCGGGGTCAAAGTTGCTGAGGGTGGGTTTTCTGTAGCCACGAACTCCGCCCGTCGGTGCATCAATGTCCATCCCGCCACGGCGGCGTCTTCCTTCGCCAATGCTTGGCCTATCCACTAGTCGGCTACCGACTAATCGGGCGAGTCTATTTCCAAGCGCTTTCTGCTCTACTGAGGCAGGGCGCGCTCTACGGGATTCCTCTATGGGAATAAGGAACTCATTATCATCGACAGACATTCAAAGCAATAATAGCACTGCTTTCAGCGCTAAAACACAGATAAATAAGCTATGGGAGGCGTTGTCCACACTTCATGCAAGTCCTAGCCCACGGATAGTATTTAACGAACTCTACGGGGTGACTACATTCAAGAATATT